AGTGGAGTAGGTGTTGGTGTTGGTGTTGGTGTGTTTGTGGCGGTGGGTGTAGGCGTTGGAGTCGAAGTTGCTGTTGGTGTAGGCGTTGGTGTTGCTGTAGGACCAGGCGTAGGTGTAGGGGTTACGGTTGGAGTAGCCGTTGGAGTTGCTGTTGCGGTCGGCGTTGGAGTTGGGGTCGCAGTAGGTGCCGGAGTTGGAGTTGGTGTTGGAGCAATACAACATTCACCCGTATTGTATGGATCGGACAAATATGCACCCAAACCACAGATGTTCAATGGAACAGTCAAATCTGTTGAATCACTTTGTAATGGATACTTGTTGATAAAGTAACTACCAGACAATATCAAATTGTAATTTCCATCATCTATAACATCCGCAACGATATCACCACTTTGATTGTTTATCACCAAGGTAGTTGGTCTAATTTTGTCACCCGTTTGATTGATGGTTAGATTGAAAACAGAAATATCGTTGGTCAAACTACTGGTCATCAATGAATTGTCATAACCATCGATGCCAAAAATGTTGTAAGCATTGTTGTAGTTGTTATAATACATCTTTTTGATGGTATTATACACTTGACGTTGATATGTTCCGTCCAAGTTTTGTGGATTTGTAGCAGGATTATAATCAGCACTACCACTTGGATAAAATACCGAACTGGAAGGAACGTATATACCAATTTGAAGGTTTATAGGATCTTCAAATTGAGTTGTTCCCAAGAAACCATCAACACTTTTTTGTGTGCAACTTCCCGACAGATTATCATCGCATGCTACTATCGGAATGATCAATGGAAATGTTTCGTCACCCTCGTTTGCTATGATTATGTCATTAAACACACTGTTCAACTCTTGTGGTTTGGCAAGAGTGAACGGAGTTAGTATGATGTCTTGATTTCTAAAAAACTTGATCATCCTAATATAAATAGGATTGTATTAGAAATCGATACGGACTTTTATGAGTAGTTCGCTATCAAAACTCTTCTGAACTGGTCTGCTGATCTTACCAATAGCTAACAATTCGTTGTTAGAGTTGTATAAACCCACACTAGTAATGTAGGTTCTAGGGTTATTGATCAAATCTTGATAAATAATTGTTCCCTTTGTGAGACCGTCAGTTCCATCCGACACAAAAGTAGGATTGTTACTGTAGTTGAACTCTTTATTCTTTACACGAACGAAGTAATTTGTTGATGGAACAAACTCACTCTTACGTGCTGCCATGGTTTTATCACTACGTTTGATAGCATTAAAAAAGTCACGTTGCCACAAACGAGCTATTGCTTGAACAGAATTTGCACCAATATAACTACTCAAATTTGACAATCGTTGATTGATATAAGTTCCGTGTGTAAATCCAACTTGAGCATTTGTCTTGGTAGTATTAAAAACCACGATGCCATTCGACGGATAAAACAAACCGATACCAGCATATACTGGACTTCCATTCTTAAGATATGGAGTAGCCACACCCTGAATAACAGAACCAGAAATCAAATTGTATACATTTTGTTGTTTATTGATAACTTGTGAATCGTCAATATATGAGAAAGATCCACTAGATCCCGACAAGTTGATTTGGATTTGACCTGGGTCCAATTGATCCTTGATCTTGTCTGAAGAAAAATTCATGACAAAGATATTTTCACTGTCAACTGGTGTTGTTACACTACCAGAAGCAAACGAGAACAATTGGTCACCTGGTTGCAACAATGTGTTCTTGTATTGAGAATAAATTACCTTGGTTTCGTGAGTCAACACGTTTATCGAAGATGATCCGTTAAACACGGAACTACCACTGGTTTCATAGTCACCGTAAGCAATAGCAAAATAAGTTTCGCCATCCAATAAAACATTCAAGTAATATTGTCCGTTCTTAACATCAAATGGTGATGATCCAGTAAGATTATTTGCTTGTGTAGAAGATGTAGTAAATCTGGATTGAGTTACATACAAACTACCTGTTCCGAATAATCCAGAAGATACTTGGTTTATTCTACCCGCTACGATGTCATCACTTGTAAATTGACTAAATATCATAATTCAGTTTATGTTGTTGTTGGGACTTTAACAGTAACAGTAATCGACGTATTTCCGCCACTCTCATTACCTATGATAGTGATATTTGTGGTGGTTGTCTTGGACAAAGAAGCATTTGGAACAAATCTAAACTTGTTTCCTACTACCACTTGAGATGTCTGAGATGCCAAATCGCCGGAGAAAGAAGGAACTGTTGCAGTGGTTGAGTTTAGACTGTTGGTTTCTGTTACGATCAATGTTCCGACATTCTTGTTTGCCAAAATTGCGGTATATCCAAGAGTGACGTTGTAAGTTGGGTTTGTGCTTGGGCTGATACTGATATCACCAGTATAGTCTCTATCTACCGTAATTACCGATTGTGCCACGCTGATCGTAGGAACGGCAGTAACACCTTGATTGAGTGTCACCAACTTATACTTCATCAACTGTGATTCATCGGTGATGGGTTCCATTACTGGAGTATTACGAATTGCGATATCGTAATAAGCACTTCCCATCGGATGATCTGGGTTAAACTGTGTGTAGTCGATTTCGTCATCTGCGAGAGCAAATGCTGTAATGTTTAATCCACCAGTTTTCGCTAGGATTTCACGACCTTTCTTGGTCAAGACCGCGTTAATCGTGATCACATTGTTGTCTAAGTATGCCATATATAAATAATTATCAAGGATTTTATGTTTTACATCAAAATTGATATTATAAATTCATGATGTATTTGTCCAAACTTGCACTAGTTTCCATAGAAGCTGTCAATGGTAACTGAACAAATAGATTGTTTGGATCTCCAGCAGACCCCGTTGTGGTGCCATATACTGGGAAATCACTACTACTGATATTGAGACTCAAATAGCCAGGTATTGTAGTGACTGGACTAGATCCATTTGGAAGTCCTTTACGGTTCACAGTTGTGGTAGAATCATTCTTACCCTTAATGTAAGTATAATATGTCAACTGTGCTGGAGCAAACACCTTAACACCATTGTTTAGACTAAAATTAGATCCACTCACCGCAATATACTTTTGGCGAGAACCAGGCATCATAACCTTACTCAAGTGTCTTGGAGAATATCCAGTGTTTCCTTCACCTCTATAAACATTGGTAAATACAGACGACCCAGTTACAGATCCCGATCCAATTACTTCTACTGTATTGAAACTAGAAGTGAATGTCACTATGTTACCATTATCATTTACCATTTGATAATACTCATTGCCTGGAACATTATATGTGTTTCTAACGTGATAACCATTAGAATCGACATTGATATACTTTCCATACTTTGCGTAGATGAAATCTCGACTATCAATTGACGGAGGGATTTCTAAACGTTGATAGTTATATTGATTTCTATCTGTATCATACGTTGTAATTGACTCGACCGTAATATTCATAGGACTGCCGGTTGTGAATATAGGAGTCAATTCAGCAGCATTGTTAAAATAAATACTAGACGTATACAATCCACTTACATTGTATGAGATGTCCTTGTAATTGAACTTCTTTCTTTCAAGAATAGATGGTTCAATCAACAAACCTGTTTTTATTGAAGCACGGTTTGGAACCACATTCTTGACATAATCAAAAATTGAAAAGTCAATATACAACTTGTAGGTTGTGTAGAACTCTTGAGGGTAAATATACTTAATACTTGACGATGGAAGTGAAGCAAATTCCCTCAATCTCAAGTCCAACTCTGGATAATTTTGACTGGTTAGGTATTTTGGATCACCAATAATATCAGTGATACCTTCTTTACCCAAAAAGTTTTCCATATTGGATTCCAAGTATGTGTATGGACTGATATAGAATCCTACAACGTTACTGTCACTACCTACGATGTCATTGGTCTTTGTAGAATAGTCATAAGGAACAAGATTTGATGTAGCAAATTCATCAATCTTGTTTATCTTCACATTGTTCTTATAGTTTGGACCAAAACGATTTGAATTGATTGCTTGATTTACAACAACCTTGTCAAATTGATATGGAAACTCCGACACATACGCTGGAGCACATGATGGATATGGTTGAGTTACAGATTCTCCCGTAAAGTTTGAAGCGGTAAACCAAGTGTCATAGTAAGTGTTTCTATTTGGTATACCAACTTGTGTTGAAGAAATAACCAAAGAGGCACTCACAGATGAACTGACTGGTGTGTTTATTGACGAACTTGCTGCCCATAATTGCATTGGAGTATCAAAACTCCACAAGTAAATCAAATTGTAATACAATGCTGCCTTGTCTGGAATTGATATAGAATCGAGATTGTAACTATGTTCATCAAAGTCAGACAAACTCAATGGATCACGGAAAACCTTTATCTTATCGATGTTTCCATCAAACTCAATATTGTTGTTGTATGTGGTATTGTAATTACCAACATAATAGCTACCACTTGAGAAATAATTGTTTTGATTGTAGTTAATTACCTTGGTCTTTATACTACTGAAATTCTTCAACGAACCATCATACTGATTGACTGCGAATGTATATGTGTTGGGAACATACTTTTCAGCTGCTGATGATGTGAGTGATGATGTAAACACGGTAATACTACCATAAGTGTTTGTGTCCGTGTTTTGTTCTGGTGTGATACTATCATATTCATAATCAGCTTTAATATCACGGGATATCATGAGTGTGAATATGTTGCCATTCAAATATGGCAGTTCATCCAACTTGATACTTGATGTGGTATTCGATTCAGTTGGATGTAGATCATAAATCAACACACCGGACTCAGCTTGTTGTGTCTTTCTTATATAAACTTCCCAGTCAATTTTGTTGTTTCTGATCTTTCTTACAATAGGAATCTTATCGTTGAAATTGTAGTCTTTTGATTTGAATCTAAACGAAGCTTCAAAAGTATCATATCCACGAAACTCTTCTGTTTGTGATCTTGAAGATGTATATGTGTTTGCCTGAGATCCACTGTAATATAAAGGATCACCTACCACAGAAACATATTCTGGGTCTGTATAATCAAACTTTATGTATCTACCATCTTTGATTCTGGTCAAATAAATGATATCTTCAAAGTCATAATAATTTTGACGATTTACATTTACATCTGTGCTTCCATATTCACGAAGTTGAATCAACTCAGAAGGTATACCAAACAATGATCTGATCAAATCCAATGATGTTGAAGTTCCTTTTGTCTTGTAGATATAAGGAAGGTTGTTAGCAAATCTATTTAAGATCTTCTTACCGTAGTCAAAATAAGAACTTGATAGTGAACTAGATATCTCAGTGTTATCGAACAAGTATTGAGAAATACCACTGTTTTGAAACTTGAAGTTGTTTGTATTCCAGCTGAACGAATTCAATAACTCATCCAAGAAGTTCTTTGGATAATCACTGAGTTCAGATATTCCGAGAGGATATGTCTTTGGAAACTTTTTGATGTAGACCAAAATGTTATCAAAGAAATGACCCACCATCGAAGTGAACTTCAAATAATCAACAGACTGACTGTCTTCACGAATATATTCTGGTAGTTGATTTAGTAAACTGTCTACATTGTTTTGGTCATATGAAATACCATCTTCAATCTTATCATCGATGCTAGAAGTATTGAAGAACAAATATGACTCATACTCATCAAGAGAGTTTAGTATGTCAATTTGAGATTGAGTAATACGATCTATATCTGTTTCATATGTAGCACGTATAGTCAATGCTGAAGAACTAGCTGCTGTATGAACTTGAACCTTCTGAGTTTCTAACTTGTTGTAATCAGAAATCTTGTTCTTGGCAATCTTGGTTCTGAGTTCAGCTGATGAGTAAACTATGAAGTTTGCAAAGTTATCATAATCAATCAACAAATCATTGATTCTTTGTTTTAGTCTTGACTGTGCTTCAAATAGTGTATTTACATCGTGGTCAGAATACTTTTGATTGATAGGGTCAGCAGTATCTACGTTAACCGTAAAATTAACACCGTTTAGAGATACGTTGCGTTTTACAGCCTCCGCAAATAGATTTACCTTGAAGTAAATAGGAGCAATTGAAATATTAGAAATCCAACATGTGGTTCTGATATCATATTCCAAAGGCAACGGATCAGACAACTTGACTTGAACATTTACACGACCATCAATTGGGTTGAAGTAATTTGTGTGAGTCAAAATTTGAACCAAATTACCATTGTCAAAATTCAATGCATTTTTGTATAGACCAAAATACTTGTTAGCATACTCGGTCAAAAGCAAAGTTGTTTGAGTTTCCAACCAGTCGGTGTAGATAATCTTGACAAACAAGTCCAATATACCCTGCAATTGTATTTGGTTGATCGATGTCTTTTGTAGAATTCTATCTTGAGAAACTTTGGTTACAATCGTCTTGAATGCCAACAAGATTTCGTCAGCACTAAACTCGGTTGAATTGTATGTGTATGTAAAGTTCTTGATTTGGTCATCAATACCAATGAACTTTGAAGCTTGTTGAATCGACTCATCGTTAGCCGAAAGTGTAATTACTTTATCAAAACCAACATAGGTCTGAATAATAAACTCTTGAAGTTCAGCCGCATTTTGAAGACCCAAACTTTGAGCAATTGCATTGTAATTGTAGTTGACAGAATTGCGAACAAACGTCTCTGAGATTGGATTGTTGTCAACAATTTGGTTGATGAACGAAGATATCTGTAGGAACAAATACTTCTTATCAGCAAATGCTGACACCTTTATAGCATCCAGTGCATTCTGTGGGGTCAATGTGGTATTGAATGCAAACGATAAACGCAATTCAGTTCTACTTGGAGAAATTTCCTTGATTACAAGTCTGTTTTGGTTGTTACCAGCAACGTTTCTAACAAAGTTGTAGAGAACATAATACAAACCAGGCGCAACTTGTGTCTGTCTAAGAACGTCTTGGGTATCAATCAAGATGTCATTATTGAACTTTGCGTAGTTTGTAAAAGGTTGCGCAAAGTTGTAATATGTCAACTTGTTGTTGATATCACGATACGAACCTTGGACCACCGAATAAGACACGGTTGGAACAACTCTATTGAAAGCAATACTTTCTTGAGAACTGTTGTAAAGACTGAATTCAATGATGTCACTGTCTGACGTTCCAAAGAAACGTTCACGGTCCAGATACTTTTGTTCATACAGTTCTTGTAGATCTGGGGTAAAATATGAACCACTAGCTATTCCAGTGTTTAACGTCGTCTCATCAAAATTTAGATAACTATATGGCATATTATGATGTTAATGGTAAAAATGGAAAGTCGTCACTGAAGTCAGATGGAACATTTCCTTGACCCAACTTGATTCTTAGATCGATAATTTCGGTCTTCATTGCTGCTATGACTTGTTTATCATCGTTGAGTTCATACTTTTCAACCAAAGAGTTCACAGTCTCATTGAGAATTCTGTTTTCGGCAATGGCTTCATTATATTGTTGTAAAATAGTATTGATATCTTGTGCTTGCTCTTGTTGAGTAGTTTGCAATTCATTAAACCCAATCGAATTGGTATCCAAAACTTTGTCTGGATTGTATTCTAGTGTTTTTAATGTGATATCTGTATAGTAAAACTTACCTTCGTCGGTCTTATTATCATTATAAATGAGTTGAAAGTTTCCGAATGAATCAATGTTGTTCGGAAACTGACCAAGATCCTTAAAAGTCTGTAACTGTTTAAGACCTACTGTATATTCTACTACTATATCAGCCATATTATCTTACAATTTGGAATACCTTGTCGGTGTCCACAATGTCCACCGTTCCATCTGGATACTCCGCCTTTATAAATATCTTGAAATATCTTTCTTGTGGCAATCCAGTGGTATCAAACTTAAAATAATTTCCTTGGTTAGGGTCACAGCTGAGTTTAGAATATTCGTCAAAGTCTACAAAAACCTGACCAGACTCAGCATCAGTTATTTGATAATATGATGAAGTAGGTAGGTATTTAGGTGTTACCATCACAGGTTGTTGATATGCTTTTTGGAAGTTCTTGAGAGGGTATTGATCTCTTGCGAACACAAATACTTTTGGTAAACTACCAGCCTTATACGTGTCTTTTAACTGTTGTAGAGTAATTAAGTTCTCAATAGAACCAGTCACAGGTGCTAAACTACCCGTATTGAATGTAGTATCATCCCAAGCAACATCGATGTATGGACTATAGATTGTATTGGTTTCTTTACTGAAGAACTGTAACAATCCATTGGTCTTACCAACCGGTGGAACAGTCAACTCCAACGAAGACAACAGTATGATTCCGTTGTTTGGAATACATCCACAAATCCAAGAACGAACTATGTTGGTGACATCCATGGTTATGTCGCCTTGTTGACCGAGAGTATATGATTGACTGCAAATCAAACTTGAACCACTCAATGATGGGAATGCAGACGATGAACAGAACCAGAAGTTTACATCACTATATGTAGACGGAACATCATAATACCAAGTTCCTCCACCATTTTCAAAGCTGGCGGTCTTATAAGAAGATGTCAACAAGTAATCGATTTGTTGGTAAGAACCAGTAAACGGCACATACCAAGCATTGCTTCCAGAGTAATCTCTAAAATTCCAACTTGCACCCATTGTGGTTCCACCATCCGCCCATCTACCATTACCATTGTCCCAACTTTGACTTACTGGGTAAGCATAAATTGTGTAGTTGAGTGGTAGATTTCTTTGTCCACAAGCAGTCAAATTCAAAGTGAACTTTATGTTTGAACTAGACAACTCATTGTTTGCTATAGAAGCACTGATGTTGGTAATGTCAAACTGAACCACAGTTCTTGAAAACTCAGGTCTCAACAAATAGTATACAGATGTTGGAGGAGTTATAGAACCACTGTAATAACCACGGAAATATCCTTGGAAATTTTCAACATCCAAATAGTAACTGGTGCTAGACGTTTCAGTAGATATAATTCCAACAAATTGAGAACCAGTTACACTACCATCGAATGTTCCATTTTGAATGCAAAGTGGTCCAGGTCCAGTGCAAGATGTTCCAAATAGTTTTCCTGAGAATCCACCAATACTACCACTACCAATTAATGACTGTGTTAGTGGTGAAGTTGTGTAGGTTACACCATTGACATCTAGGTTTGTAAATGACGATCCACTGTAAACAGTTCCACTGAAACTTCCCGTTGAAATTTGACCATTCACGGTTACATTGCTCAAGAAGTTATAGCTACCACTAAACGAACCAGAAGCAAAATCCGATGAACCAGACACATATAGTGAAACAAATGGACTAACGTTTATATTTGAGAATACACCGTTGAACGAAGCAATTGCAATCGCAGATTCGACCACAGATGTTGCGAGTGGGTATTCTCTCCAAAGACTTCCAGAGTAAACATAGAAACTAGATGTTGTGTATGCCAACCAACCTTCGTTACCATATGACGAACTGTTTTGTGGAGGAGTTCTCCAAATTGGATCTGTGTATACCAACTTGTTACCATCGTTGCTAGCATACACCTCCAAAATTTCGTCTATACCAAAGTTTTTGTTTTTGTAAACTTTGGCGTTATTGATGTAGGTGTCTTGAGACGGATAAATAAATGTGTGCATATTATACCACTAATCCTTTAATGTCGGTATCTGGAAACTTGACTTCAAATATTGAAGGGTCTTTTGATGGATATACGATATTGTTCTGTGTAGCAATATCAATATTATAAGCTATAGGCGAATATTGAACTCCATCAGTATCATAAGTCAAATTTTTGATTGTAACTTCGGTCACAGATTGAACACCTTCGTTTTTCATTATTTCAAAGGTTAATTGACTTAGATTGATTGGTTGATTGAATCCCCAGTTGTCAATATTGAAAAATGCTTGAACAGATGCAATACATTCATTCAACACATCACGTTTGTTGAAACCAGCAAAGACTGTGATCTTGAATTCAACGCCGATATTGATAATGTATCCGTCAATCACATTGAATCTATCAGTCAAAATCTTGTATTGACTCAAGTAGTTCTTCAAATTCAAAAGTGTTGCTTCGTTACATGGAGTGAGTTTCTTATCACTGTTGTATCCTAGAATATACAAGTTGTTTGTGAATGGATTGTTTGACTCCAAAAACTTTCTACGATCAAGCGGATTCAATGGGTTCAAATTCAACAACTCATTTTGAGCAGCTGAACCTGTGATAACACCACTGATCAATCCAGTATATGCAATTTGTCTAGTAGCATTTGATTGAACGAACGCTTTAGCTATACTACCAAATTGTGGACTCATTGCGTATACACGAAGAAGTATGTCCTCCTCAGTCACGATACGATTTTGAGATGAAAAATTTGCAATCGCATTTTGACGTATTTCTTCGTCGGTTTCTGGACCATCTCCACCAGTTGCTGCAAGTGGGTTGTTTACTCTCAAAGAGTTCTTGATATTATTGAACAATGTAACTTGACTATCTGTTAATCCAGTAATATCATTCATCAATCCGACCGCACTAATTGTATTGATTTCTCCAGAGTTGACGTTAGAATTTACACCGCCACCAACAATATAAGTGATGGTCAATATTGTGTTCGATGGAGATACACCATACGAATTGCTCTTCAACACGTTTGTTCCGTCCAAACTGATGTTAAGATTATCTAAATTAGACAAACCCACACCCACGTTTGAAGGATTTGGTATGATCACAGTGTTATCGAAGTTTTCAGTGTTTGCACCAAACTGAATGTGTGTTGAATTGTTTTCATCAATTGTAGTAATGAAACGATTCTCGGTTCTAAGATACTTTAACAACTTAGGCGTTTCACCTCTATACTTCGACAAGGTTTGATTTGTTAATGGAACGTTGTCAACAGAAATTGGTATTGTTTCTTGTGCTAGATATTGAACTTCATAGTAATTGTTATTGTTACTATCAACTATACTTGCTACTTTCAATACATCAGTAGCGTCCAATTTAATTTCTAAAAATGGTGTTGCGGTTCCTACACTTACTTGTTTGACTACAAGTTTACCTGCATATGCTTTTGCAGTCTTTTTGATCAAGTAAAATAGTGGTGCTCCAGTTTCATCACGGTTATACACAGACACTTCTCTTGGTGAAAATACCGTGTCTTGACTAAAGTCTACACTTTCTTCAATCAAGAATGGAACTCCAGAAACACTGGACAATTGTGTGAATGGTTTCAATATCAAACAATAGGTGTCATCTGGAACATATTCACCGTCTATCTCGCCCACTCTTTTGGCTGGAACTAGTTGAAACAGTTCAAGATCAGTTGCAGCTGCCGATGTGACCTTTGGTTTGTATCCCAAATATCTAGCTTGGTTGATCAAATTTCTTCTATCCGTGGCAAACTGAATAAAACTTTCCTTGAACTGTTGATCGGTATAATATGATAATATGTCACCAACATATGCGGCTTGTTCAATGAAAATTTGACCAGGCGAACTCTCACTAAAATCTCTATAACTTTGTGGGTAGTATTGCTTAGTGAAATCGATCAATTGTTGCTTCAAAGATGCAAAATCTCTATTAACGTAATTTACGTCTTTAGTATTTGCTCTAAAAGTCTTGTTAATTATTTGTGCCATTAGATTCTGTTATTAGTAAGTTCCACCTCAGTAGTAGAAGTGATCTTGTTATAAGTGAACACCACACTTATAAATATCGTATTTGCATCAGTATTTTCGTTTTGAGTGGATGCTATTTTTACCTTCACATCGTTAACGATCACACCATTCAAAAATTTGTTGATATCACGTTGAACAACATCAACAATAATACCTGGATTGACCTCCACTTCATTTTGTTGAAATAATAGGTAATACAATCCAGATCCAAACTCATTGTTGAATCGTCTTTCGCCTGGTTTGGTCAACAACAAGTTTCTTATGTTTGAAGATACTTGATCAATAGTAGCAGTATTGGTTTCAAAATATCCATCTTGACCCAATCTCAACGGTAACTTAAGTCCAAGTATCTGTTTAGCCATATATTGTTATTTCTTTTCGCCACGCTTTTTATCAACAGCTTTCAGTAGTGATCTATAATCTCTGGTAACTGCTTGAGCAACGGCTTTTACTGGTTCTGCAGCATGTTCAGTCACAGATTCAGTCAACTTGTCAACAACACTTGGTTCGCCACCACCCATGATACTTGCCAAACCACCTTCTTGAGGCACACCACCAGTTGTTTCATTCAATATTTGATTCAATACTGGATTGCTAGTGTATTTGACAAACTTCTTTTTGTTTTGTGATTGCTCCACATGTTGTTCTGTAACCGATTCACTCACCAAAGATGAAAATGATGGTGACGAATCTGATCTTGAAATTGATTCTTTAGAAAATGCTTCCAACAAGCAGTTTTTTACTTCTTCTCTGACAGCATTTCTTACTTCTTGACGAATGTATTCTTTAAGAGTATCTAGTTTCATATTATATAATTATTAACTTGTTTGGTATTTTACAAAATTTATCTTTTATGGTAATATTATGCCAACCCTCCCAATGAGTTCAACTGATTCATATTGACATTAGATGTTATTTGAGAATTAGCTTGGTTTTTAGCCGCTTCCAATTTGGATTTTTGTAAATTTAACAGATCTTCTGCTCCCTTTGTATTGGAAGGAGCCTTTATTTTGACCTTTTTGATACGTGGTGCAGACGGTGGTTTTGGTATTTTTGGTTTAGGCATACCTTTTTTGACTAAAGCTAGTTTAGCAGCCGCAGCACCAAGTGCTCCACCTGCAGCAGCTCCAATCAAAGCACCCTTACCACCTCCAGCCAAAGCACCTATTCCGCCTCCTAAACCAGCTCCTGCGAGTGTTCCACCACCCACACCACCCAAAGCTATGCCACCACCTAAAGCAGCCCCAGATAGTCCTCCAATCAACGCACCTTGACCTCCACCAGCCAATGCGCCAACTCCAGCACCAAGACCGCCACCAACCAACCCTCCGGTTGCCGCTTTAACCAGTGTGTTTGGAGGAGTTATGGCGTTGTTTGGACTCAAAGATCCAACATTACCATTTGATAAGTTGGTCAATGCCGCATCAGCATTGGTTATGTTTGTAGGAACGGGATTAGCTGGTAAATCTGGTAGGTTTGGTTTAGGAACATCTGGTATTGCACTCTTTAGTTTATCTACAGCAGCAATCTTCTCAGTTGAACCAATATTACCCGTAGCTGGATCAACAAACTTAGTGTTACCAGCGATAGTTTCAGGTCTGTATTTATCTGGACTCCAATTCTCTCCGAGACCATCTTTGACAAACTTTGGTTTTTCTACAGTTGGAACTTTTGGAGTCTCTACTTTTATCTTACTATCAACGTTCAACTTAGATACGACATCAGTTCCAGTTGGAGTCTTGACTTGACTAACTGTAGATGATATTGAATCTGTGGTGGTAGTTACAGAATCTTTGCCTGGTATCTTAAACTCACTTTGACCGGCACCATTTGGAAGAGCATCCAACTCAGCCGATGTCATCCTTGATCTAGGATCGTCTGATGCGAAACTTGTTCTTACAGTCACACCACCACCAGTCACAGTTTCCTTGGATGTGACTGTGTTGGTAGAAGTAACAGTGCGGGTAGTTACAGCATTAGGATCTGATATTGAAGATGTTGGAGTTTCATTGGCAGAATCCGACATCATTTTGTCAAGGTCGGCACTGTTCTTGTCCAACATTTTGTCTATGTCATCCTCTTTTTTATCCACCTCGGTCAAAGCTTTTGATGGGTCCAATTGTTTTGGTGTGGATGATGGCAACTTTAAGTTGGGATTATCAACACTAGGTGCTTTATTTATTGTTCCATAGATGGTTTGAGATGGAGGACCAACCAAGGCTGGATCTGGGTCTGGAAGGAAACATGCTGGTATTTTATTTTTATCCCACTTACCAGATTTAACATTATCTATGGCATCTTCAATCACAGACGCAAGATGTGCTTTTTGTTGGGTTTTGGTTTTTTCTACATATGAAACATCTCCTCGTAACAAAGAAGTTTCATAACGTTGTATGTAATCATGAACTGTTAATAAAAATGTATCAAGTCTTGATGTTTCCAGATCTTTCAAACATGGCCATTTTGAATAATAAATTTCTCTAAAAATCGGGCGTTGATTTATATTGACAATAATGTTTTGATGTGGTGTTTTGGGACCAGCATAACCAACTATTACTGGAGGTAGATTGTTTTTGTCTGGAACATCAGGTAACAACTTTCGATCATTCAAATACTTGTATAACTCTGGATACGTGTAACCTTTATCCGAATTACCAAACTCATCATCTCCGTCAAAAAATCCAAACCCTCCACCTACAAAAGGCACAATGTCTTCAAATGCATAAATTATTTTCGCATTACCATTGAGATACAGACCTTTACTCCAGTTGTTACCAGAGTCGGGTTGTAAGAATCCTAAAATGTCTACTAGTTTCTCTTCCATAATATCTTAATTTGTGAATTCAAACTCAATCTGAACTGGACCTTCTCTACGATTTCTACCCTTGAAGTCTCCTATAGCACCCTCACCAGTCACAGTATTGATTACTACTGGAGGCGCACATTCTGCACCGCTTCCCACTGGTTTCACACCATTTGATCCAGGTGCGTATCCACCACCGGTCAAATAAACACGACGGCTCAAAGTTTTGTGTAGATTATCACGCAACAATTTTAGTGTTATCTGTTGAACGGGGATTTGTGTTTGGTCGGGATTAGCATCGTTGGTATTTTCTTGAGTAATCTGACCAGCGTCATCATGACCGTGAGGATGAGGATGAACGTGATGATACCAATGAACGTGATCAAGTAACCAATTACAAAGATCATAAAGCCAATCAACAGTAGTTTGTCCGAGTAGTGCAGGTTCGTTTGTTTCTCCATATTGTCCTAAAAAAATCTGTGGCGCGTTTACACAAGCTACTCTGTTTGTGGTCAAAACAATTTGATCATTTGCATCAACGGTATAATCCGAATCTGTAGCAATGCCATAACGCTTTTTACTAAAATGTAGTGTTTCAGCAAATCGACTACTAAGAACAATTCTGTCAGTGTTCAATATTAGTTGATCGCCATTTAATGTTGGAAACTCAAAGTTTGAAGAGCCTGGCGGATTAAACTTAACTTGTTCTTCAGTTGGTTTTCTATCGTTTCTGGTAACACCAAACATGCTTTTATAAACAGTAGTTTTCCAATCACTTATTGGCGATCCACTGTTTATCTCAATTGTAGTTCCATCGTTGTTGATATCCTCTTCAATTTGTCCACCATAATTTTTCTCACGTTCTGTTATGGGTGGAATTGGAGGCAACTTTGGATGTAGTTGTTGTGGTTTATCCAACGCAATATTTCTCTGTCGGTTTCTTAGAATTATGCGAGGATTACCGTAACCACCGGCAACAGATTCTCTGAATAGATTAGAATTAATTGCATACGATAGATATTTTGATTTATCATTGCTTCTAATGTCGTCATAGGCTGTGAATCTTATTGATTGTCCGAATCTACTTTCAACAACAGTATCACCCTCAAACTTTCTTACACTACGAATAAATGGGTTCAATATAAAATAGTCACCCAAATATCCCACTTTTGTTATTGCTTTGAAGAATGGGTGTGAAATATAACTCTTTCTGAGAGTATCAGCATTTGCTGGAGTAGCACTGGTATTATCATTACTCAAACCAGACTCAGTAACAAAGTCTACATTTGTTCCTACAAAATTGAAACGATTAAAAGGCTTTGTGTAGTAGAAATTACCACCAACTTTTATGACCATAACTTGTTCGTTCAATAACGGAAATTGTGTTATGGTATTATCCAATGGTATAGCCCATGGTAATTTTTCAATTGGTGTTTTCTTTTCCAACTCTAGTATTCTTACCTTAGCACGACCAATAAAACTATAGTCCACATCATTACTATTTGGAACATCGTTCTTATAGTTGACTGGTATTTGTTGTGGATTTATAGTGATCGTTGGTCTTGAACTTGGATCATCTGGACTTTTACTAAAGAATGGATGTTGGTCATTGAGAATAACATCAACTACCACAGCCAATTGAAAATTTGGATTGTCTCCAATTCTATTTGAAGGGTCTATGTTTCTACCAGACGGATTCTGATTGGTCACGTATCTGGAAATATCTGTTGATGAGTCTGCCATAATTAATCTTGTTTTGTGACCTTGGCAATTGATACCACATCCTCCATCAACTGTCTTCTTTCATCGTCGGATAGTATCATTGAATTTCCTTCACCACTAGCTTCACCTTTGGCAACCAATTTCTGAACAATAGAAGCCAATTTAACCAATTGTTCATCGTTCTTGACTCCAACGTCATAATAGTCTTTGATTAACGGAACAATAATAACCGCATCATTTACAGTCTTAATCAAAGAACGTAGTTCAGAAATAAGAATGTCAATTTGATCCTTCTTACTTTCTGAGTTTTTCACTATGTCCTTACATAGACCAGAGAAGTTCTTTCCCTTGTATATCTCAAAGTTAGTATCCATACTCAATAAATAGAAAAAACCAATCGTTTTGTCGATTGGTTTTGTTTTTATACTATTTATTCTATCGAATCAGACTGTTCCACGATTCATATAATTCTTCATGACCGCAGTTTGATAACTCTTCATCTTATTCAATACCTTGGTAATTTGTTGAGTCTTACAATTGCTAATTTCACGAATATACAAATACAATGTCTTCTTGTTGAAACTCTCAATTCGATCACAGTTACGGAACAATTCAATCACCGCATAAGCAATGTTTAGATCCTTAGATTTACTAAAGATCTTGGTAATGTTCTTCTCCCAGTAATCAATCAACAAGTGCATCAACTCTTGAGTCTGAACATCTTTATGATGAGCATCCTCAGTCTGTAGACACACAGTATCTTCTGATGGAGTTTCACTGATATCAACGTGTTGGTTGAAACGTTTGTAGTTGTTATTGTTGTGGAAAATCAAATAGTTCTTAGCAACAATACTGAAATAACTAAATGCTTTTCCTTTACCAGCTTGGAACTTATGTATGTTAGCTACAAGATGTGTGACCGTTTCTTTTTGAACCTCAAGTGGGCCATTGTCAAAATAAGTAAACTTGAATGTATTATAAATGTTTTCTACCAACTTTTCAAAACTAAACTTGATACGTTCATTATAGATGGTATTTCTAATATCAAAGTTTTCCTCTGCGTTATACTCAATAATGGCTTCTTCTGTAGCCTTGCTAAAATAGATCTTCTCTTTCTTGTTTCTACCACGGCGTCTGACCCTCTTTGGTTCATCATCAAGTGTGACAGTATCATCGTCTACATCAATATCGGTCTCGGCCTTTGGGATAATATCAACATCACTGTCTCGTTTTACTTCAATCTCTATACGGGACTCTATGGGTTTATCATCCGATTTGATTTTGGTCTTTTTCTTGGCAACAGACTTTGGCTTCTTGATTTTTACATCATAAATAACCTTGAGTTTCTGTTTCTTCGTTTTTTTGGAAAGAACAGAATTGCTTTTCTTCTTAGAAGATAAGGTTTTACTTTTTGTTTTGTTCTTCATTACTGAGATTGTCGTCATTATCTGTTATCCTTTTATTACATTCTTCGACAATAGTTACCATTTCTTGGAAAAGAAAGCCAACATCGTCGTCTTTTTCAAAGATACCACGCTCATCAACACTTTTCAACTTTTTGTATACATTAGATACAAGTTTTCTAAAATCAACGACCCATTGGCCAAGTTCTGTATTCAGCTTTTCAATGGTATCCAACTCAGATTCTAATACATCAATTCGTTCCAATGCCTTTTTAAGAGAAACGTAAAAAAAGACGGCAACGCCGATGGACAATGTAAGGAGTGTAACTAATATAGTTGTGATCATAGTTCGTCGGTATCATCATCGAAATCTACAAACTCATTAATAAAGTCAATTGCTTCTTCTACAGTAGACCAATCATTATTTTCGTTTGCATCAAGAAGAATTCGACGCAGTTCTAAAAGCTCTTCGTTATTCATAGTTAACAGTAATATATAGTTAGACGTATGAAAAACGAATTTTTATTTTAGAAGCTGAACATTCTTCTCAATCCGCCAACATTTATTCTCTTGACTTTCTCCACTACTTTTTCGACTGGCTTTTCAACTTCTCTAATTACTTCTGTTGGTTTTTCAACAATTTTTTCCACCTCAACTTGTTTTTCAACCTCTTTAATAACTTCCACTGGTTTTTCAACCTCAACAATTTTCTCAACAATTGTTTCAACAGGCTTTTCAACCTCAACAATTTTCTCAATCACTGTTGGCTTGACTTCTTGAACTGGTTCTGGTTGGTCATACACTGATTTTTTCTTTTCTTCCTTATCTTTCTTCTTGTAAAGTTCGTATTCCTTGTCAGACTCAACTTCACGATAGTTCTCAGACATGTTGTATGCCAACAATAAAACCACAGCAAGAGGATCGAATACAGTAATCAATACTATGATAAACCACTTCACAACGGTGTTAATATCAGAGTTAAACTCCTTCGCAACAAACTTGAATGTAGTAATATCCTTCTTCTGACTATTGTCAATCTTCAACTTAAAAATTTCATCATCAATCTTAGTAGATTTTGTAGATGCGGTCTTCAACTTTTCATTTTCATTTTCAATCTGCTTATTTAACCCCTCAATTTGTTCGTTGATTTGGTTTTGAAGCATTTGTAGTTGAACTGGATTTCTAGCAATAAGAGCATTGGTCATACTTTCACCCAATCTTGACTCTTGACTACTTCTTAATGCCAACAATTTGTCAATGGTTGATCTTACGTTGTCTAACTTTTTGGTCTCTTCTAATTTTTGAGCTTCCAAAGTTGTAATTTTTGTGTTTGCCAATTCGGTCTCCAACGAAGACTTTTGATAAGCAGCGGTCAAATATCCAAAGATACCCAACGAAGTAATACACATCAATACCACAACGGCAATAACCATATAAACCTTCATTAACTTGTTGGCAATGTGCCAATATCTAAACAACCATGATGTAGTTACAAGCTTACCCAACTCCAATGAACTAGCCATAATCATAGCAGCAACTACTGCGCCAGAAAATAGTAGTCCGATACCATACACACTAAAGAAAGCAGCGCAACCTGCGATCAACATAGATGTGAACATTACTAGATGCCTAAATTTTATCATATATATAAATATCAATACAAATAAAAAACCCTCCACTTTAAATGGAGGGTAGAATATAACCAATTTACTGTGTAATTATGTGATTTTAACCTTTTTACTGGTAGGAGGTGTAGGTTTAACCTTCTTCACAGTAACCGTTAACAATCCATTTTCAAACTTAGCAGACGGTGTGTCCTTATCAAACACATCACTCAACACAAAAGCACGTTTGAAACTACTGTGCTTCAATTCTTTACGAATGTAGGTGCGTTTGGTGTCACTATCATTAACAGTCTTGGTCTTCTGACCACTGATAATCAATAGATTCTCCTCAATTTCAACACCAACCTCGTCACGATCAAGACCAGGAATCTCAGCTACAACCTCAATTCGGTCTGAATAATCAATTACGTCTACACGGGGATAACTTTGCTTTTCGAAGAAACCCACACCAAAATCCTTTGTAAGTTCTGGGAAGGTATTTGCAAAAACCTCATCGAACAACTTGTCGAATGGGGTTACGAAATCGTCCTTAGAAGTAGGACGCAATGCAGGCACTTTATATCTAACAATACTCATATATTTCCTTTCTTTTTTATAATAATTCTATTGAACTTATTATCATAGCAACCTCACTCGAGCGTTGCCGTGACGGTAATTTACCATCAAGAATATATATTTGTCAAGATACGAAAAATCAATTTTTTACGATAGGAACCTTGAGTGGGAAATTGTGACCTATGACATTAGTTCCCATAACAAATCTCTGGTTTTCACAATTCAAGTGCATGTATTCTTCTTCTTCAAACAACAAGATATTGTCATCTACAGTCAATACTTCACCTTCGGTGCCTTCAAGCTTGTCACCCTTCTTAACTTCGGTAACAACCTTCCATACATCGTTACCAACATACCATTGATGACTGTCGTCTACATCAAAATCATTACCATTGATTGTGGTTCTGTAGATTGGTGCCTTAGCGATGTAAGCAACTGTGACTTTGTTCCACAAACCATCTTGTATGTCACGTAAATGCATGCCAATTTGGATTTCTCTAGCAGGTATAAATCCACGTTCAAGAGTTTCCATCAATTGCCAAGCAGCTGGACATCCACCACCGCCACCACTTGGAGGTGGAGCAGCTACATAACATACTGATTTGTCTAAAGTTGCAGATACCTGACCTTGCAACACGGTTGGGCTTGGAGATGTTGCAAAAGATGCCGCAAATGTAGCACGTGCTGAAAAACTTGAACTTTGATATGATTGATTATAATATGGTAAACCGAACCCATATTGAACAATTTGTGTCGCACCAGGTGCTAAAGTAAACGTAGATGGACTGAATGTTGGCAACAATTGTGCAATACCAGCTGGTGCGGCATACAAAGATTGATTGTTTGCCAAATTTATCCAATCAGCATTTAGTGTGTATGTAGCACTATAAGCATTTGTAGAAGGATTTATGAAAATCGCACTACCACTGAACCTCACTTGCAATGGGGTAGTAGGATTGTTTGTTACTTGTGCTGCTGTGCCACATCTTTGAGTAACCGATGTATTTGAAATAGTAATTGATGGGGCTGATCCACAAGAAGACGCACTTGGATCTGAAATAGTAGAAACCGCAAGACTAGCATTTCCAGTGGTTGTCGTAGCATCAGAAATAGCATATGAATATGGTAGTGTTCCCGTTCCTCCAGAAGCAGAAACATATCCGGCAAAATATCTTCCTCCATTTACAACATTTGCTATAAATCCTTCTACTGTAAAAGTTCTGGTGCCACCAGATGGCCACGATGTAGATATTATTCTTGAAAATCCACTGAGTGTATATGTCTCAGGAGTGTTGATCAATGTTGATAAAAAATTACATACAAAATTCAAATCTTGACGTTGAAGACTTGATATAGCACTACTAGCATTGATTGATGCTTTGGTCGAATCAATTGCTGTTTGAAAGTTTGTTGTATTGTTGGATTGAAACAATGTTGTTGGACTTGTTGTAGATGTTGATGAACAAGTTCCAGTGAATATACTAGATGTAAATGCGTTAGAAACTACATCTTTCAATACAATTTTATAGATGTTGTTACTGGTGAGATTTGAAATATATTCATCCGAATCATTTGGTCTTACATATGAATATTGTAGTCTAAAATCTGACCCTGGAGAAGCTGCTGGTTTTGAATAAACAGCATATCTGTATACTCTACTAGACGTTTCTCTAGTTAAGAAATTCGCGTTTGGCACCACACTATCTGGATAAAAATTTGTATACCTAACTCCTTGATTAACTCCATATTCTTGTATAGATGCACTTAAAAAATTGCCTCCATAAAACTCACTCATTCTGGCATCAGCCAAATCATTGAGGGTCACCAATCCTATACCAATTCCCAAAGCATTTTGAGTGTCTGTTACTGGATCACCCGTGTTTCTCATCAACAACCCCAACGACGAAGACAAAGAAATATTTTGAGTCGGAGGTGTTCCAACAACATTGTCTATCAAATTGTTAATAGAACCATATGGTGTTCCCGTTGTGAGTTGGGAAAATGCAATTGGACCTGATCTATTTAGTCTTGTTATAGCAGACATAAATTATTTGTCTTCCAAGGCAGATACACGATCTTGTAGATCTTCTATCAATGCTTGTTGTTCTTGAACAGTTTTGATCAACAATGATACAAACGAATTGTATTTAACTGCTTTAAATCCGTTCATGTCTTCTTTGACAAACTCTGGGAACACATCTTCAACTTCTTGAGCAATCAAACCAAAATCTGATTGTTCAGTGTTGTTCCAAACAAATGAAACTGGATTCAAAGATGACAATTTTCCAATTGCGTCTTCGATTGGTTCAATATCATCCTTCAAACGTGCGTCTGATGAAGCAAATGTTGAATATGCCACGATATCACCACGAACGTCGAGTTGACCACTACCACTAACTCTCATCAACTTTGTGTAAGAGCTACCAGATGTGACCAAGAATACGTTACGATGTGGAATGTAAGTGTTAGTTTGACTCACATTATCAGCATAGTATTGAGGCCAACCAAATGAACTACTCAAATGAACGTGTAATTGAGCCTGAACATTGTTGGTTTGTGGGAAGTGTCCAACACCTATAAGACGACCACGAACACCAAATGATGTCCATCCATATATACCTTTCTTAGCAGCGGTATTTGGATTCCAGTATCCGTCTTTTTCACTTGCAGAAACAAAACTGGTATTTCCATCATACGAACCAGAATAATATATTGCAAAATTTGCACCGGTTCTTATGTAGCTGGAACCAGGTTGCAATCCAATATCATACATGTAATTAATTCCAGCAGCAGATGCTGAGAACTGAATAAACTGTTGACCAATGTAGTTATTTACTGCCAATGGTCTATACAATGTAACTCTGCCAGTTGCGGCTGGATATGCTCCTGCCAATCCAAACCCGGCGACGGTTCCAGTGGTATTACGACGTAACCAATCAGAACCGGCTACTTCGGCTGAATTTTTCCAATATGCGTAGTAATCTGTAGTGCCTGAACCAGATACGTAACCCTCAACATATGAAGCAGTCTCAGTAGTTACGGCATTTGTAGCCCAACTTGATGTTCCAACAAGATCTCCAGTGTGGTCGCCTACAAAACTACCAGTAAAACTACCAGTGTGTATTCCTATAAAACTACCAGTAAAACTACCAGTGTAACTACCGTCAAGGTCACTTATATATGACACCAAATCACTAATTGTTGTTTTTCGAGAATAGTAGTTTGGTGAATCATTCTGAATCAACAATAGATAATCATTCGATTGAATTGCTCTGGATGGATCTCTTAAAGAGCTTATCTTGATTGTCTGGACGTTTAAGCTGTTACATGGACTTGACATATGTTAATAAATATCGTATTGTTTCTTTTATACTTTAAATTTAGCTACCGTAGTATGGTGATTTACCCACAATACCCGTCAATGAACTGTTGTTGACACGATTCCATGTCCAGAACTTTTCTTGACCCGTGGTTGTGTCATACTCCAAACCATATGATTCCCAGTTAGAATCAGTCCAGTAATTAGAACCCTGTTGTGGAATTACAATAGTCTTTACATATTGCAATTGTGGATCTCTAATTGCTGCTGCCTGGGCCCACCATGCTCCAATATCATTAGAACTATACGCATTGATATTGAATATATCACACATACCACTGTTGTTATTAATACAATACCATCTACGTTTAACTGGATTATATATGTTAGTTATTGTATTGTAGTTAATGGTGCCATTTATACTCACCAAATTTGAATTACCCAATACAAGAGAATTATTCAATATATCCAATGCTGTTCCTACTGTAGCATAGGTATATGCAGATCCATTCCAGTAAATCTTATACATTGTTAGACCATTGGCCGTATTACCTCCAGCTTGAAACGAGTCGGGTAACAAGTAGAAAGTAGGGTGTGTTGGCGTTCCTGCACCTGTTCCAGGTAAACCAGAAGACGCATCTACATACGCGCATTTAAATTGATAAAAATTACCTCCGCCAGTTGAAAATTCTGTGATTGTTGGAGTTCCAGAAGTCAAAGCTCCGAATGCATATATGTATGAACTATCGGTGACCACTATATAATCTCCAGTGACACCATTGTTGTCAAAGTTATGAAGTGCCATGTGACCAACATAAAACTGTCTTGCTGGAGAAAAAGTATTATTTCCGTCAAAAATTTTAGTTACTTCATTTGTAACTTGATTTAGTCTAAAAAAGTATCCTTTGTTTGTGAAATTGGATTGACAATAGAAGATGTAATCTCCGTAAGTTATCGCACCAAGCGGATATCTTACTGCAAATGCATTTGCAGTTTGAGTTCCATAACCAAGTGTAGCATTTAATGTTCCTGCCACGGTCATGTCACCACCAACATAAACGTCACCAGCATTTGAACCAGAAGCACCCACACTGAAAATTGGATTATAACTACTAGAACCATAGTCTACATAAATTGCATACTCAGGCAACTTCACAGTTCCAGTCAAAGCTTGTCCCGTGACTTTACCAACGTGTGCTTTGCTTGAGCTAAAACATCTGATACTAAACTTACCAAGCAATGTAGGATCGGTATCAGCTGATGTAGGTGGTTGGAAACCAATACCAATAGATCCTTCTCTTGATGGAGTATTTGATGCTAGATATGGCCAGAAATAATATCCAGATCTTCTGCTTACAAGCCCGTAAGTTTCGGTAGCACTACCTACAGCTGTTCTGGTTGAAGAAGAAAATTCTGCACTACCGAGTGGAGCAATAAATGTTAAACTTCCACTATTGATCGATCCAATCGTATATCCAGAAATGTTTGGATAGTTGATTAGATTCTTTGCATTATTTAAATTATAGAACGAGATCAATGATTGATTTTGTCCATTATATCCTCTGGATGCTACTCTCAACCCGTTCAAATATCTTGATGAAGATATCTCCAACAATTGATAATTACCAATGCCTGTGCCATTTGTAACTCGTTTCATTCCTACATTTGACGCAACCACAGACTGTGAGAAAAATGCGATATTGAAATTGCCACTACCATTTCCAAGACCAACTCCGTCAACTTCATCTGTAGCAGCTGATTTTAAAGCATAACTTGCACTCACAGCTGTTGTAGGAGTGTTGATCACGTTCAATGCACTTCCAGCAAAAACCGCATACGATGCCGAACCATTATTTATACTGTATTCTAAATATGATGCGGTTTTCGCCACTTGTGTTTGACTAGCACTAAGAGCATATGAAGCGGACGTAGCGGTATCAGCAAAAACAACATTTGTAGAACACGTAAATGCATTTGTAGCAACATGTGCATATGATGCAGATTTTGCCCTTGATGCATAACTAGAAGTTCCAGTAAATTGCGCATCTTTTGCTGGACCAGCACCATTCTCCAATACTTTATTACCAGTTGCAGAGTATACATCTCCATACAACCCACCAAAAAAGTTGCCTGTAACTGTAGCTATTAGGTTGGTAATTCTTCCATAAGATGCCGTGATAGGACTGTTGAACTCAGTATTACCATTAATCAACACCGAACTACCTTCCAAGAAAAGTGTATTGGTTACAGTAATATTACCTTCATTGCTGACTACATCAAATATGTTGGTTCTTATATAGACTTGATTGCCAAGCACTCCATCATAGTATGTATTTATTGAAGGTAAACCGCTTGGACCGACACCCAATTTTGTAAGACCCTTTGAAGTTAAAGTATATGCAGTCGGAACGTAAAAAGACCCAGTAAATTCAACTGTGCTTGGTGGTGCCGAAAATATAGAGTTGACCAAATTACTGAACGTTATCTTTTTGGTTACATTACTAGTTACGTCCTGAATTATCAGAAAATCACCAGCCCTACTACCTGTTGTTTCTGGTAGGGCTGGGACTGGTCTCGCTTTATTTGTTAATACTGCCATATGTTATAAATATAATTATCAATCAGGTAAACTTTTTGAGTTTTTTTAATATAAATTTGACCAGACCACTTCTCACTACATCGTCTTCAGTAAATCTGAATATATGAATTCCATTCTCACGACTTTCTGCGTCGTCGAACACATTCATAATGGCAGTCAAACCACTCTTGCCATTGATATCACTTTGATCTGGGTCACCACAAACATACAACTTACTGAACTCACCTACTCTTGTGACCAAAGTGATTAGTTCCTTCTTGGTCATGTTTTGTGCTTCGTCGGCAACAATACATTTAGCATTCCAGTTTAGACCACGAAGAAAGTTAACTGGTGCTCCATGAATACGTTCTTCCTTTTTAAGCTTTTCGATATCATGTTTAGGCAACATTTCTTCAAGCTTATCAACGAGTGGTTGTATATATGGACTCATCTTGTCGTCCATTTCACCAGGCAAAAATCCCAACTTGCTGTCACTGCTTTCGACAGCTGTTCTGATATAAATCAGTTCGCTTACACGTTTATCATTAATAAGATGTAAACCGGCAAGAATTGCAGTGTATGTTTTTGATGTTCCGGCTGGACCGGCTACAAATACTAGTTTTGTGTTTTTGTCTCGTAATACTTCTATGAGCTGTTTTTGTTTTTCAGTTAAGTCTACACTTTTAATTTGGATTGAGTCCCTTATTTTTGGATTTTGGGGAACTTTTGGACTTGTGTCTTTTTTCTTGCTCATTAGGTTTTTCTTGGTTAATTATCTTTTGAAGGTTCAAAACACGTTCACAGAATTCATATTGTTCCGTGTTAATATAGTAGTTGTAAATGTTGTCCAAGTTCTCTTTGAACGTAGATATATTCAAAACCACTATAAAATCAGTTTTACTGAAATTGAAAACCTCAACATTTGATAAATTGTTTTTTAATGCAAATTCTATGGCGGTGACAACTTGTTCTGTCAACTCCGATTTATGCTTTATAACAAACTCCTCCATCGACTTAAACTCCGATGGTATCATTTTTGGTTGAAACCTCTTTGCCATGTTAATAAATATCTATCGCAAAAATAATAAGGGCGCCATAATTTTGGCGCCCTCATCATTTAACCAAGTTGTATCTACTATTTATTAGACAGCTTTCTTCTTACCCGTCTTGCCTTTGACCTTCTTCGTCTCACTAGACTTCTCTGGTGTTTGTGCTGTATCTCCGTTAGTCAATTGAGCAAGTCTAAACTTTGCTGTGGATCTCCAAGACTGTTTGGTTCGCTCAGATGCAAACTCAAAATTTCTACCCTTTGACAACAAGGTCGAAATTTCTGATTCAGAATTTGCGGTTTTAATTTGTTCACGTAGTCCCATAATTACCTACCTTTCTTTGAGAGGTTAACGATTTCCAACTTACTACCATCTGGCCAACGAGTAATAACTTTGTTCCAGTGATCAAATTCTGGTTGTGCCTCACTACGGTTCGTATATTCCTCATCAGAAACACGAGCGCCATTTCGCAACACAACAAAACGATCAACTGACTCATTAATATTTTCGTTTTTCTTAATCTTAGTTTGCATGTATTCTTATATGTGTTATTATGTTATAGCATTGATATAATTAGTTACTGTGGGGATTATCAGTCCCTACAGGGTCGTTACAATATCACTTAGATGAATGTATGTCAATCGATTTCCATTGATTTATTGTAATACTCAACGTCTTTGTGTTTAACCACAGCATCTGGATAAACACACCTTTGTTCACCCAATGTTTTATTGTAAATCTTTACTCCGCCATGCGGATATGTTGGTTCACCCGGGCGATGATACTGAACCAAATAAATTTCATGACTGTCTGGATATATGGACGACAATATCTTACGTCCCTTTTCAGTCATATGATCTATCGCCAATTCGGTTGGAATATTCTTGTAGATTTTGAATGGATTGCCGTTAGCACTATATGTCTTGTTAACAACTTCCAAACCTTTTGTCAACTTAGATATCTCACGGTCAACAACAATATCTTTCTTTATACGTTTCTTACGTTTAACTTTTTCTTTGATCCTTGACATGATACTTAATTATATGAAGAAAAAATTAAATGTCAAGACGGAAGAGTTTATAAATAGCATCCGATTGACAACTGATAAGGATCGTAAACCCAAAAAGAAACGTGTTAAAAAACAAAAATGATATTACGGAGTTGTAGCCGTAGATTCTTCTACAACAGCCTTGATTTCGTTTTCAATTTCCTTGATCTTTTCCTTGTATCCGGCTGCTACATCCTTAAAGTCCTTCTTTACGAAGAGAAGCTTCTCGGTTAGTTCGTATACTTTCTTTTGTGCATCTGCTTTGTTTAATTTGAGTTGGCTCATAACTTTGATAAATCTATAATTTGTTTTACTGCTTCTAACGGTATATAACTAGTAACAAAGTTGCCTGGATCAACACTTTTTAAATCGGGTAACTTATTTTTATCTACGACGATTATGACTCCCTCTTTCTTATCACGATAGTTTACCAAAGCAAATCTAGCACTCAATTTGAAATCACTAGCTAGATAACTACCATATATGTTACGTGTGTTACCTTTACCCTTCGAAGTTACTCTGCCATGCTTTTGTAATAGATCCAACTCCTTCTTGGACATGCCTCTGAACAAATCGTCTGACGAAAAGTTATTGTATGTATCAAGTGTGTCAGCAATATGCTTGAGTTTGCCTTGAGGCTCCCAAATCAAATAATCATATATGCTAGCTTCGTATAGCAAACTGTAGGATTTCATTGAATATAAATATACTTATAGTTATGGACTCTGTTAATTTTCATGACATCGAAATCAACAATCACAAAATAACCATATGGGATGACCGTTTTGTTGTATTAAGACACCCAGAAAAATGTGATTTGTATGAAGATGAACATTGTAGAGAACACATGGTGAAGTATCTAACAGATGAAGGTTATATAGATCCTACCAACAAAAACTGTCTAATATTTGATAGTTACATTGACTTCGAACCATAAAAAAACCCCGAGCATAGCCCGGGGTTATAAGTTAAAATGGTGGACGCGGCGAGAATCGAACTCGCGTCTTTAAGAAGTGATCCATACCAGACTACACGCTTGTATGATTTGAATTTGATAGGAAACAGAATCTAAATCATCAAAAATCCGTTTCTTAAGATTTACAGAATGGTAGATTGGATGAGCAAATCAATCATTCCAATTATAGTTCGATGATAACACCCAACCAACTATCGAACAGTCATTAGTCAAGTGTGCAACCTTTAATTAGGCTGCGAGTGCTGCAACTTCTCCATAAGAGAAGTCATAGCTAACCACGTTTTCTTCAGCAGTTATGTTTTGATAGACGTTTAAAGAGGCCAACTATCATCCTCTACGTGCCTAGCATGAACGCATCCTTAAATCGAAACCTGAACGCGCCCATTAAATTTTAAAGAACAAAAATGGTAGCTGGTATGGGTGCTGCCCCCACTTAACAAACCTTATGAGGATTCGTCGTTTGCTGAAACCCCAGCCGTTAAAATTACTTCTTCTTACGTTTTTTTACACTACAACTTTTAACATTGCAGTAACCCTTCTTGGTTTTACGTAAGTGTTGTCGTCTCATGCCTTTAGTTGCCATAATATTTAAAAAGTGGAGCGGGTAGTGAGAATCGAACTCACGCATAGGCTTTGGAAGAGCTTCAGGCTACCATTACATCATACCCGCATTCTAATAAATATTATTCGGTCAACACAAGAACTTCATATTCGTAATTGTGATTTTCCTTAAACATATCACAATACTTTTTTGCTGACTTCTCGGTCAAAAAAACCTTATGAATTGATCGTTCACTGTCACCATTACGGACAACATATACCGTAATTGGCAAGATCTTTTCTTCCTTGATAATTTCACTTGCAACCAAAATGTTGCCAATCAAAATCAACGATATCAATAGTTTCTTCATATCTAAAGTCTACCACAGATTGTTGTTGTGTCAACTGTTAAAATTGGATGACCGTGACTTGCGAATGTATGGGGATTTCACGAATCGTTCCTAGTATTGAACAGGACCGGTTCACTGTTCACTAATCTATCCCATCAACTTCCATCTCCTCTACCAGCAAATAGGTATCGTGCTATAATTCTATACACTAACGATCAAATTTAAATTCAACCCTACCCTATCCGGGCCGGATTCGTCCGGGTCAGACATACAGGGGTGTATCGTGTCCCTCACGATGTTGGAGTCAATCCCCAACACGCACATTGTTAAATCTAAAAAACGGTGCAAACTATGGGAATCGAACCCATCACCGCTGATAACTTAGGTTCAATCCTAAGCCAACGTTCTCACCAGATTGCAGCTAGCATATAAAATGGTCGGGGTGACAGGACTTGCACCTGCAGCTTCCTGACTCCAGATCAGGCCGTCTCCTAATTGACAATACACCCCGAATAAATTGTTGTCGGTGTTTGATGAATGGATCTTTCGATCACTAGTTCTTACTCTTGTAACTGATGATCACTTATTACAATTTCTCTAAAATTACACCCTTAACCGATATATATAAAATGGCAGGGGATAAGGGAATCGAACCCCTACAAGAAGATTCAAAGTCTTCCGCACTACCATTATGCAAATCCCCAGTTCTGAAATTGGAGCGGGTGGAGGGAATCGAACCCTCTCATCGTCCTTGGCAAGGATGTAGGCTACCGTTACATCACACCCGCGTTAAAATTGGTGGACCAGACAGGATTCGAACCTGCCACATTCTGCTTGCAAAGCAGACGCTCTACCAAATGAGCTACTGGCCCGTAAAGTGGCGGAAGGTGAGGGTGCTGCCCCCTCAGTGGTTTTTTAGGCCACGGCAGTTTAGCAAACTGCTACGACTAACTAACTATTCGTCTACCTTCCATAAAAATGGCGGAAGCAGTAGGAATCGAACCTACGAGGGTTTTTAGGCCCCAGGCGTTTTCAAGACGCTTTCCTCGACCTGCCGGACTACTTCCGTATAAATTAAAAAACTGGGTATGTGTGACTGCACCCGAAAGGTCAATTACACTCATAGATCATACGACCAAATATGATTTTAAAGTCACTTTTGAAATTGGTGGACCAGGTGAGAATCGAACTCACATCAGATTGCTTGCAAAGCAGTCTCGCTTAGCCTTAGAACATGCCAGCCCATAAAATTGGTAGGTGTGAAGGGATTCGAACCCCCAAGGACTCCTCGCTTTAAACAAGGCGCTTCTTCCAATTTCGCTTTAGTCCACACACCCGTTTTAGATTGGTAGCTACGACTGGATTCGAACCAGCACTATTCTATTTTTGAGATAGACGACTCCTTCCAGTTGGTCTACGTAGCCATTATAAATTTGGTCGGCATGATAGGACTTGCACCTACACCCCTTTCGGGACGAGCTTCTAAGACTCGCATGGCTTCTGTTACATCACATGCCGAATTGGTGGTGATAACAGGATTCGAACCTGCACTATTTACTATCTCAAAGTAACGACTCCTTCCAGTTGGTCTATATCACCGTAAAATGGTCGGAATGACAGGATTTGAACCTGCAACTTCTTGCTCCCAAAGCAAGCGCTCTAGCCAAGTTGAGCTACATTCCGATAAAAGTGGTGGACGATGAGGGATTTGAACCCCCGACATTCTCCGTGTAAAGGAGGTGCTCTTCCACTGAGCTAATCGTCCATAAATTGTTTTCTTTTATCCAATTATCGCCAGTCAGGTTCTGCACTAAGCATATCACCCTCAGACCGATCAAGTGTTTTAACTTTCGTTGGGGACACCAGATAGAGTTTCAACCCCGAACATGTAACTACTTTACCACCATCCTTGAAATTGTCAATGGGCTTTTTGCGAAATCTTTTAAAACAAAAAACCGTTGATCTTTTCAGACCAACGGTTACTTGAGTTTTCGCAAATAGCAACCATCGGTCTCAGGTCAAACTAGGTTGACCCGCTACGGACAATGATGGTTGTAGACTGTTACGCATACAACAATATATATCATCGAAATTTGAAAAAGTGATCACATTTTCGAAAAAGTGAAAATTTAATTTTTTTCAATTAAAGTGAAATTGCATATCAACGCATAAAAAAACCAATGGGGTTGCCATTGGCTTTTGATTTATTAGTTTGGCTTATTTGGATTAGAAGCTCAACTTGACACCAGCAGTATAAACAACGTCGTTGTCAAAACGTCCCAAAGCAAATGCCCTAGCAGTAGTGTCAAAAACATTGTTGTGATACCAACCAACTTCAGCATAAGGAGAAACAGTTCCCCAAGCAAAAGTGACTGGACGAGTCAACGAAGCCTTGGCATTAACTGCCTCATAAGAGGTTGACTTACCCCACTCAACGGATGGAGTCAAGACGAAACCAAGAGGGAGCTTCTGAGCACGTTCAGCACCAACAAAGTATGCATTCTGATGCAACTCAAAGTTGAATGAACCACGAACATATGGAGTCACCCATGGATTTTGTAGAGCGAGCTTGGCTCCAAGTTCCGTAGAATTGTCAATTCCAACAGTTGAAGTTTGGTGACGAAGTGCAGTGCCGTCCAAACGGAGAGCAAAATCCTTATTAAGACTCAAGCTCTTACCTGCACCAACAAACCAGTGAGACTGCTCATTGTTACTATCAGCAGTGAAAAGACCGCCAACGTATACATCAGCATACTTGAGGGACTTAACAGCACCAATACCTGCGTATGGAGTGTCCTTTGCGTAAGCAACGCCGTTAACAACATAATAGTTGTTGTAACCAGCGTCAACATTAAAGTTTGCGATATCAGCGGCACGAGCGACTGACAAAGCAGCAAACACTGACAATACCATCAATACTAGTTTCTTCATATTTATCTATTTTCCTTTTATTTGTGTTTTGTTTACTTCGAACTGGCATATGACTTCTGAGAAGTAACATATGACTTTTGTAACTCATTAGTCAGTTCGCCTTTATTTGGAAGCTTACAGCACCCACTGTTTGTTCCAAAAATTTTACTAAAAATTCTACGAATAATTCCAATCATATAAAATCCTTTCACATTATCTTGGTTACAATAAATATCTTAGAATATGTCTAAAAACCGATTAATTTTTGTCTCTACGAATTCTACGGTTTAGTGCCTTATCTTTTTCAGGCATATACACATAAAATGCAGACTGTGACTTTTTGTCTTCTGAAATTATACTAAAAGTTTCGGTTGGCAATCCACTGACCTTGACCATTGCGCCACGGATGAAATCAAAACTATCACTTCCAGATATTTCGATTCCCATACCATAGGTCATCAAACGATAGTTTACCGTTTTGACTCCATAATGGTTCTTCAATGTATTTTCAACATTAGACTTCAACTCCTCGTTAAAGACCAACGTTGCTAATTCTTGTTTATTTATATTACTGTTATTCATAATACTCCTTTAGTTTACCACTTTTGCTAACAATGTCAAGAAACAAAAAATACATCCGCCCGAAAGCAGATGTATTTTCGTTAATTATATTGTTAATTTGTTAGATAAAGAACTTCCTATAATCGTTTAGATCATATAGTCCTTCCTTAATTTGATTACCTAGATCATAACTAATACCTTTGCTCTTATCATTTTTGTTAGTCTTGATCAATTGAATTGCTTTATCATAGTCATTTCTACCATCCTTAGCAATTGCATTCAACTTAGCAATCTTATTAGCCGCACCTTTAACATCAAGTGGTTGTAATCCACTCTTTGTCACAAGATTCCATTTATCACCAAAATATTGATAAACAGCTTTTGGTGTCAATGGTTTTTCTTCTGGTCCAGCTATAACCAAAGTCTTTTCTTTAGGTTTGAATCCACCTTGTTGTGGTTGTGGAACAGCTGCACCACCTGGTCCAAGAAGATCCAAACCTTGAAGTGCTGCATCAACAGCTTTATTGGTCTTCTTACTACCCTTCTTGTATACTAACACATCGCCAATATCCAAGAACGAGATAATCAATTGTTTCAAAGATGCCTTATCAAGACTGTCTGGGTTAATTCTTTGAAGAATTGGTCCCAAGTCAATCAACTTAGCAAACATTGCTCTAGCATTTGCAATGTCTGGTCCAGTCAAGTTACCGGTAGCACTAGAGTTTGGAACAACAGCCTTACCACGGGTTTCCAAATCTTCTGATACTGTAGATCCAATTACTGGAGGAACTGCACCGGCAGCTGCTCTTTGCATACCGTATACATTGTTTGGGTTCTTTCTATTAAATGCTTGACGAAGTTCAAAAGCAGCTCCAACCAAGTTTGGTATAGAAGCATTGAACTCACCCAAAAATGTTTGTCTATCTTTGTTTCGTGCCAATAGATCAGCAGCTGCTTCAGCCAATGATGTAAATTGAGGATCTTTTGTTATTTCAGCACGAACTGCGTTTGGATCTCCAACCTTTTGGCGATATTGAGCAGAAGCATCACTAATTGCTTTGCTGAAATTGATCAAGAATGTCTTGAGTGTAGCCATGGCTGCTTTTGCTTCTGGACTATTTGGATTGTCAGTAGCCTTCAACATATTGACCACACGTTGTTGTAGATTTCCAGTAAACAACGGACTTGCTTTCAAAGCAGCCAAATACTTTGACAAGTTTTTATTTGAATATACTCCACCAACAGTTGGGGTTGGAGTATCACCTTGTTTTGGTGGATCTTTTGGAATAGTTTTAGGATCAGTAGGATTTGCTGGGCCGGGATTTGGATTTGTTGGTGTTGGAACTTCGCCTGGTGGAACAACTACTGGATCAGGAGTTGCAGCATTAGACTCTGGTGTAGCACCATACAACCAATCACGGACCTTCTTCACATAATCATAAACGCCTGGGAATGTCTTATCATACTTCTTCAATGTATCAAGAATATCTTTTTCACTCTTGAGACCCAAAGAACTTTCCATGTTATTCAAGAACTTCAAATAGTCGCTTTCGACTTGTTTGTAATCCAAACGAGAATTTTTACCACCGACTTCTGGACCACCAAACATAAAGTTCTTAGCAGCTGTAAGTGGATTTGCTTCGGTCAATGCAATTGCACTTCCCAATAACTCAGCTTTCAACAAATCAATTTCACTTTCTTGTAGACCAAATTTCTTCTTCAATAATCCCAAAGCACCCTTACGCATCAGTTGATTGGTCACATTAGGATCTGCCAACATTGTTTGAGCTTCTGGTTGACTAATACCAGCTACCCAGTTTTGAAGTGCTTGTCTTGCAGCTGGAGCAGTAGCACCTCTCACATCCGTTGTGCTTGCCAATCTAGCCAATGCATCCAACTTAGGACGTAGAGTAGTAAGTGTTGGTTGAATATCAACACCAGTTACAGGAGGTTGTTGATCAAAGCCTGGTTGTGGTATTCCAGGCGGAACTGTGGTTGGTGTTGGAACTGGTGGAGGAGTTACGTTTGGAGTTCCAATAGGTAACTGGCCACTCGCATTTGCTGGATTCCATTGAGGAAGTTCTCCATTAAACCCATATTGAGCATCGCTGTTTTGAATTTGTTGAAGATATGTTTGAAACTCTTCAGCACTAGCTGCATTCTCAGCCTTATTAAACAGCATTCCTCTGTAACTAGATAGATATTCTTCTTTACCCAATGCGCTAGTATCAACATCCATTGCTTGAGGAGTAGGAACCGGTTTTGTTGGAACTGGAAGAGCAGATCCATCGTCTGGACCACTCAACCAACCTGCCAACTTATCATAAAACAATCCCAACAACTTACCAATTGCGATACCAGCACCAGATACTGCGGCTGCTTTTGTTGCTGCTTGGGTTGCTTTTTCACCCTTCAACATACCAAGCAAAGTTCTTAATGCTGTGCCGACCAAAAACTTACCTAGAAGTGGAATACCAAACAAACCTCCGCCTGTAGAAAGTGTCAATACGGCGACCAAACCTCCGACAATCATGTTGGTCAATGTAGGATGTTGACGAGCAAAAATACCAATTTCATCCAATACATTATCTGCACCCTTGACCAAACCAGTCGAACGCAATTTATCAATCAATTGTTGAATACGACCCATACCAGCTTGTTGTTCTGCTGGTGTAGCTGGAACATTTAACTTTGGATTGTTTTGAAGAGCAGCAAATCTTTTACCAATCAATGCACCGATTTGGCCAATCTGTGTAGGACTGTTTTTGACATCTTCAGCGGATGGAGCAAATGGACTTGGCCCCGCATTGATGATTTTGTCTGTGTTCTTCTTGAGAGCTGCAAACAAGTTCTGAATTACTTGTGTGTCTTTACCTTGTGTAAATCCTTTACCAAGTGGTGTAGTCAACCATGCTTTTGTCTTGGCCAAACCACGTTGAAAAATATCTTCCTTTAGAACTGGGTGTTCATTGAGATATTCACTCAAAATGTCTGCTTCAATCTGTTTAGCAGTTTGTTCACCCAATTGAATTGCATAATAAAGATTGGACTTTGTATCCAATCCTTCATTCAAGACGGTAAATTGTGATTTGTGGTGGGAATTTACAAACTCGGTGATGAGTTTATGATAAAATTGTTCTCGTGCAATGTTTTTGAATTTGGCCATAATCTCATATAAATATAAATGAGATTGTGATTATATCAATCAATTTTTTATAAGAGTATTGTTGGATTTCACATTAATGTTCCGTATAAAGTCTATCAACAAATATCTTATTAAGTGTTTGGCGTGAGATTACCGCCTTCACTGTTGACCTTCGGTTAGATTATACCCATCTTGCGGACAGGCTTCCTAACTTATCCACGATTACGACTTGCGCCTATAATCGTATCCAACATGACTGCCTTTTTAGGGTTGTGGCTTATCAACCTTAACCTAGAACTATTCAACCTTCATCCATCCGTCTGCCTTCGACAGCAGTTAAGTCTTGCGGACACCGTTCAGACTCCGATTAACAACTAGTGTCTTGCGGACATTTCGTTGTCTGTGTTATCTTTCGATCACAGAGTTAAGTCACTTTCATCCTAGACAAACAACGACTTTGCGTTTTTGTATATATGAACTGGATTTGAACCAGCAACACATAGCTTTACATAGCTATTACTCTACCATTGAGTTATCATGCACCTAACAATGACGTGCGTTGTTTGTCGTTTCATATCCTTTTGGGATACAATATGCGACACGCCATTTGTGTTTCTCTTGCGGATACTTCACCGATTTTCAAGATCAAGTCCCTTGGTTGGCCTTTGGTCCTCTTTCTATCAATCTACATACGAGCATTTGATTGCGGTCTCACACCCGTATCTTTGGCTTAAATCTTACTCTTGGATGTTTTGCTGTGAGCAGTGGTCGGCGGCGCCGTTACCGAACATATGCCAGTGTTACCCACACATGTTCTTTTTCTCACCATCGTCGGATATACTTCCACCTTTTGGATGAAAGTCACAGACTTTGCCATTTGTTTGAGTGTCCTAGTTGCCCAGGCGAGGGTCCGTTAGGGGACTACCTCTTTCATGAGTATTACTACTCACTATCTTATATGGAGGTCAAACCCCCCAAAATCTTTTTACTTCAAAGAACTTACTGTCCAATCATCTTATCACCGTTTTTCGGTTTGTCAACAACTTTTCGAAACTTTCTTTTCGATTGTTTCAGTTCGTTGTTGAATGACGAACTTAAGTATGTATTCACTATACACTACAAATCCGATTCGTCAATCCCCAAAACAAAACTTTTTTACTGAATGTTTCGCATCACCACATTTTGAATCTTTGCTATGTTTTCCTTGGACAAAAAGTCAGACAAATTTGGCAACGTATAAACGTGGTCATAGTATCGTTGCATGGTCGAACGTATTTCACCTGTATCAATGTGGTCATGATCCCAACAATCCAATCCCAACTTGATCAAAACCAACAGCTTATAATTTTTTATAAGCATGTCTAGTCTATCCAATTCCTCACATATTTGCTCAAAAGGTATTTTGTAACAAAAATTGAACTGACGATAGTTTCCAGAAATGTGATAGCATATTGGATTAGTTTTTATCAACGCATCAACTTGTTCATCAAGATTCATATGTTGATGTATGTAAAGTTGCGACATCATTTCGGGTTTTGTTGACAACACAAACTCTTTGTCTCTACCACAATATTCACGGGTCATTTTTGAAAATAACCAATAGACTTCATCTGTAGCAAGATAATCAGTTACATAGTTTATGAAGTTAAAATTTATGCCTGGAACATATTGTATGCTGCCAAATATGTTTCCATATTGATGGATATATGCCTTGAACATATTAATGTTAAGATATACCCAATCCATATTATTTTTTAGTTTTGGATCTGAGTCATATTCTCCAGAAATTAAACTTGCTTGTAGATATGATATATCAATATTTGAAAAGTATTCATTCATTGATGATTCATATTGTTCAATTAAATAACGTGTGACATTCAAATCACAAAAAGAAAACCAACCAAGTGTATGAGATTTTTCTCCAAATGATGGTCTGGGTGTAACTTGACCACCATACAAATATTCTCCAGACTCTATCTTCTTGAAACAATCGTCAATGTAATTTTTGTCCAAAATAAAAAGATCATCGTCTACATAAAACAACGTGGCATCTTTGTGATGCATACAAGCATATTTGGTTCCGTTAAACAACAAATGTGCGTGTGTTGACAAAGTATGTCGGTCGCTCGAGTCGTTTGCGTAGATAAAATGTAGCTTGTTGCTGTTGGTTTTTTTGTTATAATGGTCACACAGTTTGGTGTTTGCTTCGATCAATTTATCTTGAAGATCTAGTAATTCTCCTCCAGCAACAATGTATACCTTATCAACAACGTCCATCCAATACTTCTCATAATACTTGAGCCAAACATTAATAGCTAATGGATTGCCATAACTTGATACAATTACTACTCTATCTTTGTTTTTCATCATGTATCGTGTTATAATTATTGACCCAACCAAGTCTGTGTTTGTCAATCCAATCTACCAATGCTTTTTCAAAACCAATATCTTGATGGTGTTTTTCACTTTCAATCCATTTATGACGGTCTATTTCTAGCTTCATATCAATAAACATTTTGTATAATGGTTTTTTACTCATGATAATTACAATCTATAAGTATGGTATCGCATAAACAAAAAACCCCAGTTTGTTAGACTGATGTTTTTTAAATTGTTATTCATTGTGTTAAAAATTATGGAGTTCCCCACTTACCTTTTAGATATCCTTCAACGTTTGCAATTTCAGATAAAGTCAATAACTTGTTATAGATGACAATTTCACCAATATATCCGTCAAAGTCATTGTTACCAGAAGTATCTGTGCCGATGTATAGATATGTTGTGTTTGCATTGGTTGTAGATCCTACGTTAGCTGTAAACGTTAAAGTTTGAGCACTACCATCGATTCTGAAATTCATACGAAGTGCATTTTGTGTATTCACGTTTGCATTCGTTTGAGTTCCATCGAAGTATAGTGTAAATACGTGGAAGTTTGTATCGACGGTAGCCGGTGCAGTAGCTGCACCACCGGCAGCACCAACGTTCCAATTAGAACTAATGTCAGCCAAATACAATTCCTTAACTTCAGTGCTGCTTGTCTTCATGACGGTCATCACTTGATTTGTAGCAGGAGCATCGGTCTTAAGAACAATGAAGTAAGTATATTGTTGAATACCATGGAATGTAGTCAACGGATTGACAGTAAACAAGTCGTTGACACCATCGAAGTATAGTGCTGGTAGACCGTTTTGAATATTTGTGCGATATCTTGGTTTAACACCAGTATTACCCGAGGTATTAGCATCATGCGGATTACTTGTTCCTTGATCAACCCAAGACGTAATAAACGTTTCATTGGTTGGATTAGTAGGATTGTAATTGGTAGTATTGGTTGCATTATACCAAATTTGTAGGTTTGGATCGTTTGGATCAATTGGTATGACCGTCGGAGTAGGTGTAGGAGTTGGCGTGTTGGTTGGTGTAGGTGTAATTGTAGGCGTTGGTGTAGGAGTAACTGTAGGTGTCGGCGTAGGAGAAGATGTCGCAGTAGGTGTGGGACTTGGTGTTGAAGTAGCTGTAGGTGTTGGGGTTGGCGTATCTGTTGGAGCCAAAGGTGTAGCTGTAGGCGTTGGCGACGGAGTTGAAGTGGCTGTCGGAGTTGGAGTAGGTGTTGACCCCGGGCTACTTCCTTCACCATCTCCAGATCCATCTGCAGATGCCTGGTTTACCGTAGCTAATACAGCTGACATTCTTGCTGCTGATTGTGCTGCCCTTGCTGCCTCCATGATAACCGATGGATCATCTAAATCTGGAACTGTTATCAGTATTTTTTGCCCCTTTTTATTTCGTCCTACAATTCTCATGGTATATGAATAAGTATCATAAGACATAAATAAAAAAACCCCAGTTTTTAGTCTGGGGTTTTATAAATTGGAGTCCCGTGTTGGATTTGCACCAACCTAATACGATTTTGCAGATCGTCGCCTAACTACTCGACCAACGAGACATAAAATTGGTTGTCACGGTAGGACTTGCACCTACAATCTTCTGGGTCAGAACCAGCTGCGATTCTATTACGCTACGTGACAATTGGAGCCTGTTACAGGAATCGAGCCTGTGCCTTCTCGTTACGAATGAGATGTGCTGCCACTACCACTAAACAGGCATAAATTGGAGCCTCCAGTAGGTAACGCTCCTACGTTTCATCATTACCAATGATGTGTAATGCTTTTATACTATGGAGGCAAAAATTGGTGCTCACAGAAGGATTTGAACCTTCAATCGTTTCGTTAGGACCGAAGTGCTTTATTCCAATTTAGCTATGTGAGCATGGTGACAGAGTTGGGAATCAAACCCAAACCTCAAGTTTTATTAACTTACTGGAGCTTATCGACATGACAATCATGGGGCTAATACGGTTTGCCTTGGTCGTCGTTTACATTTACCCAAAATTAATTGGATCATCCCAGCCACAGCTAACTTCTGCAGTGTGCTTTTCATTACACTACTCCGTCAAAATGGCACACCCGGCAGGATTCGAACCTGCAATCTTCTCGTTAGAACCGAGTTGCTTTAGTCCAGTTTAGCTACGAGTGCATTTATTATACAGACTTAGTATACGTCCAAACGTTGCGTGCGTCAACTACTAAGTTTGTTGAAAATTCTCCATTTGTCAATTCATTGATTTCAGCAAATGCGGCTGAAATGCTTGGATTGTTTGCGTCAGTTCCAGACACCTTTGCACCTGGCTTTAGTCTTTCAATCCATCTAATCAAGTCGTCCTTAAATACTTGTTTTTCACGGGAGTTATCAATGATACTTCCATTATCTATAAACACATATTGTAAAGAATTTGGTGAGAATGATGAAAGAGCTGCTGCCCCAGATGTTGTTACCAAATTAAATTTACCAACCACACTATTCAAATTTGTGTTAAACAAATCAATAGCTGCCGGATCCATAGATTCTGGATAATTTTGTAAATAATCTACGATATAAGGTGTTATAGATTTACCACTGTTGTTTATTTCAACAGTCAAATATGCAGTTAAAGTTCCAAAATAATCTCCTACAACAACAAACGTGTCACCACTTTGAACAAGTGACACTGCGTTGCTTAATACATCTTGATAGTTGAAATTCTTTGTTGTGGCGATTGATTGGTAAAAATGGTTCATAGTATGTTATCCTCTAACATAAATATTACCTTATTATAAAATAATTCAATCATTTGTATAAACCAGCATGGTATTATCATAATGATTTATCATGTGTCTTAAATCGTAAAATTTGATCTTTGATTTATCACCCACAAAAGAATTCTTGATGATATCAACATAACTATCATGTTGAATACAATCGATAATAATCATTCCACCTGGATTCAGTTTATCATAAAATCGATTGAATGTTTGTGTCTGAATATGAACTCCTTCGACTGGATTATTAATATCTTTTGGTTCAGCAACACAATCATCTATTACTATATCAAATTTGTTGTATGGAAGTGTTAAAAAATCAAACTTTGGAACATGTGGCCAACTTTCGTTATCAGACAATTCATAATTTAAAAATTCAACTCTTGGATAGTTGTGTTTGTCTGGAATTTGATCAATTAAATTTTGATTACGTTCAATCGTAAGTATCTTTGAATTGACAAAGTAATCATGATACACTCTTGTAGAAGTTCCAACATGTGTTCCCAACTCCAATATTACAAGAGGATCATAACGTCGTTGAACTGCAAATAGTTCGTCATATATCTTAAAAAAATTATGTTGTATTCCAGCGCTATGACTGCAATACTTTGTCATATTTGTTCTACAAAGTTCAATTAGTCCCATATGAAATAAGTATGGTTGCCCGTGTTGGTAACGCTCCAACTTCTTCTCAGTGTCAGTGAGATATTCTACTTTTATACTAACGGGCAATTAAATTGGTAGGGTAGAGGAGATTCGAACTCTTGACCTTCTGTGTGTAAAACAGACGCTCTCCCGAATTGAGCTACCACCCCATTGAAAATTACCCACCACCGTTCGAACAGTGGTGGCACCAACACGATAGTTCGCTAATAGGCTTATTCGGTTTGTGTTCGTCGTCAACACAAATCCCGCTATCTCTTTTACTACACGACCTGCTTCATAGAGTTGGTGAAAATTGGTGCCAGAGTGTGGCTCATGAAACCACAACCTTCGAAGGATTTGTCACTGGCATAAAATGGTGGTCGGTATTGGAATTGAACCAACTAACTGTGCAACAGGCATTTCTCAATATATGATATTAGTATCATGGTTAGTGATCTATATACCATTGGATTCGCACTATACAGTGAGCCACGATCCAATGAGTCAACAGTCGCTACCTCTAGCACCGGCCATAAAATTGGTTGACCGTGCCGGTTACGCTCCGGCGTAGGACGATTATCAGTCGTCTATTCTGCTATTGAATTAACGGTCAATTAAAATGGCGGCCATACGGGGTTACGCTCCCCGGACTTCCCTTAGACAGAGGGTTAGGTTACTATTACTTTATATGGCCAAAATTGGATTCTTAAAACGTTTCTTTTTTTATATATTGACTAACTTCCCAATAACGACTCAAATATGGCCGAGGATATAGTTTTAAGAATTAAATTGGTGCGGTGCTCTCCACGCCGTCTCTGTGTTTTACCGATTTTACCGGTCGGCAGTCACTTATGGGGCCAGTTACCCATTAAAATGGTGGAGCCAGTGGGTAATGCTCCCACACGAATCGTCCGGTTAAAAGCCGGCTGCCCGTCTATTGTGGCTTTGACTCCATAAATTGGTGGGTCTTTCCCTCTGTCACTCTTTAATCCCTAGGATTTCAACCCCGGCAAATATCGGTTACGAGTTACCGCTAGACTTACAAAATGGTGGATCGGGTGGGATTTGAACCCACAACCTTTCGGGTAAGAGCCGAATACTCTAATCCAGTTGAGTTACCGATCCATTAAAATTGTATCTACTATTGTCAACGAACTATAATCATCTTACCACACTTTATCACTTCGTCAACAACTTTCTTAAAAAATGGTCCCAGTTGTTGGTTCCGCCCCAACCTCTATTCGTCTTCAGCGAATCGCTTTCACTAGGTTAGCTTAACTGGGATTATAAATAAATTGACAAGTCAAAGGAATCGAACCTTTTCGGAACAGAGTCGCCCGCTCCTTTACCACGCCCTGCGCACTAGCACCTGTCAAAAATTGTAATTGGTTCTATATGTTGAAATTATTGCCCATTGATTTTCTGGTTGAAAAGCTTTTGGGAACTTTAAATATGATGCGTGACTATCAACAAAAATATATGTAGATCCACCATTATGCTTTTTAAAATCTAATTCAGTTACATCATTTCCATTACCTTCAAATATATCCATATAAAAATGTTTTGATTTACCCGTCTTTTCTCCAAATACAACAGTCTCACTCACAAATGGTATTGAACTAGCTTTAATCGGTTCCTCCAAAACATCCCAATCACCATCAAATGTATCAAAATAGTAATCGTTAAATCCATTGATTATAAAACTTCTATTAGCTTTATTTATATTCGTTTCAACCAAATTATTTGTAAACTTATCTACAGGACACATTAACACATTCTGACTTTCAAAATATGGTTTCAACGCCATTGGCCATTGATTGGTCAAACTTCTTGGCGGTATATTATCACTATAGTCAATCTTGTATTGTTCTAATACAATGCCCAATTGCCTTGCATTATTTACACACTTTATCTGTTGCGCTTTGCTTTTTGCGCCACTCAAAGCCGGTAATAACATACCAGCCAATATCGCAATAATAGCAATCACCACTAACAATTCTATCAATGTAAATGCCCGTTTATTAAAATCTTTATTCATATATCATATATATTAAAAAAAACTAAATTGTGTGGTTGGATTTGAACCAACGGCCCGTGCTTATTCACACTTTTACGGTGTCATTTACCATCATAGTGAGCACTGATCTACCTCTGAACTACACACAATCTAAAACTATTCACCAGACATTTTCAGTCTGACACAACGTATAACTTTTCTGGCTCTCTTTGAAGCCTTTTGTGTCATAAATGCTCTTCCGCTTCCTTTTTTATACGGAGGTGTTTTTCCTTTTGACGTATATTGAGCAGAAGTTACGTCCAAAATCTTACCGTCTTCATTTTGTAACCACCAGTGAGAAATTCCTCGGTCATCTTCTCCTTGATGTGGTTTGAATGTTCCCTTCAATTTTGTAGACTTTAATAAGTGATACAAAGCTTCAGTGGCAACATAACAGTGACCAAACATTGGATTAGACTCGTTTTCCTTACGATACTTTGGTTCCAACAACTCTGGTTCAAGACAACTTTTGATTTTTGATATTAAAGTTGACACAGTTGGACTTTTAACTTCCAACAAAATATCTACAAGACTTATGGATCTAATCATATTAATAAATATGACAGACTTGAAAATAAAATCTGTGTGGTTGGATTTGCACCAACGGCCTAAGCTCCTTCTGCCTTTTTGCGATGTCATTTACCATCATAGCAGTGCTTTGATCTACTACTGAACTACACACAGATTAAAACTATTAATCACTCACACTAAATCTTCGGGATTATCTGCAATATCTTTTGCTACATCTGTAGTGGCATCAGATATCGCTTGTCCTACTGCGTCAGAATCAGATGAAATAGATTGCCCGATACTTTTGCCTTCAGCTTTCCATTGTGCTCTATCAGAAGATTTTAATGCATGTTTTGCATCTCTCGCATCTTCCCTAGACTCTCCGTTTTGAATATCTGACTTTTTGGTTTGTCTAGCTTCTTTTCTATCTGATCTACGTGTTTTTGCGTTTTTACCCATATTGTTCCTTATATTAGCAACTATACGTTGCGTAACATAAATAGTAAATATCTAGGTCAAAAATGGTGGGTTATGTAGGTAATGCTCCTACCCAGGCACTATGGCCTTCTGATTTACAGTCAGAGCTACGTCTTTAGTAGTATAATAACCCAAAAATGGTGGTGAGTGGAGGAGTTGAACCACTTGCCGAGCCACCCTATTAAATAACGGCAACTGTTTTACAGACAGCCATAGGGAACACTCACCAAAAAAATTAGTAGGGACTTTCATCTAAACTTACATCAGGATTTCACATTGGTCAAGCAATTTCGAACTTGCTTATCTCTCTGATTTGTTTTTTATCAATTACTAGTCCCACTTGAAAATGGCTCCAGAGGAGGGTTTCGAACCCCCAACCCTGCGGTTAACAGCCGCATGCTCTACCATTGAGCTACTCTGGAATTGAAAATGGCTCCCAAGGAAGGACTCGCACCTCCACAAGAACGTTAACAGCGTTCCGTGCTACTTTGACACTACTCGGGAATTAAAAATAAAATGTTTACTGGATTTCAACGAACGTTCCACCTACTAACTATAACCTCGTCAGATTATAACCTTCAATGTCTATCAGTGTCAATACATTACTTACTACTTCAACTATTGATTCAGATTCGAACTGAATGACTCCTGCATAAAGCGCAGTTGCTTTACCACTTAAGCTACGTTCGTTGCCTTCACCTAATGTATTTGAAAAATTGGCATCCGCCGTAAGAATCGAACTTACCCACTGAGATTTGGAGTCTCTGTCGCCTAATCCTTGGAACATGGGCGGATATACTAAATGGCAGTCGCATTGGGATTTGAACCCTATTCTCCATCTTGAGAGGATGGTGTCCTAACACACATAGACGATGCGACCATTAAATTGGTAGCCCCACGGGGAATCGAACCCACGATTTATAGATTGAAAGTCTACCGTCCTAAGCCATTAGACGATGAGGCCATTATAAAATTGGTGCTTCGGTGAGGAGTCGAACCTCAAATTCAACGTTCGTAGCGTTGCGTGATAAATCCATTTTCACCACCGAAGCATAAATTGGTTACCCCACTTGGATTTTCACCAAGGTTGATGTCTCAGAGAACACATCCGTCCTAAACCTAGACGATAGGGTAATTAAAATTGGGGTGAATAAGGAGATTTGCACTCCCTTTGATTGCTTCACAGGCAATGCTCTTACTACATAGAGGATATTCACCATTACTATAAGCTGGAGCCGTTGACAGGATTCGAACCTGCGATGATTTTCCAGTTTACAAAACTGGTGTTTTCAACCACTCAACTCACAACGGCGTTAAATTTTCTTTACTTCAACATTCACGAAAATCACCTCAGTAATTCCGTCATCGCCCTATGGGTTCTGGATCGATACATAACACCCACGGACCAATCAATTGATTTTCCCAGACTTTACCTTATCGTCAATTTCTTGACTCACTGGCGGAGGTTCAACAGATGGAGTTTCAAACCTTCGTTTCTTAAATTGTCCTAACAGTCTACCACACTTTTTATCGTTGTCAACTGTCTTTTTATTTTTTCTTTGTCGTTCGTTTTTCTAGTTTCGTTCAACGGTCAACATCCTATCATCCTTTCTTCGTTTGTCAACCGTCTTTTTTTAGAAAACAAAAAACCGTCACTCATTTCTGGGTGACGGTTGATATTGTTTCTATTTTCAGGGTTACATTTACACAATATCAGCCGCCATACCTCTATCTTCACAATTTGTAAAGGTATTCCAGCGTTTAATATGTGTATACTTAACTTTCATTCTGCTAATATATATCAGGAAATTTCGAAAACACTAAATTTTTTTAGTGGATCAACAAATATGTGCCTTTCACATCTTTTCTGTTTGCGCTTTCATCACCATCACCTGGTCTTACAATGACGTTGTATTTACCAACTTCATTGGATACTGGTGTAGCCAACATTTCCTCATAGCTCAATATACTAGATGCAGGAACATTGTATTTAGCTGCCAACTTTTGTTTCAAACGAGCCAAGTTTTCTGGAGAGAACACAACTCTGTCTTGATCATCTCTGACTGCCACACCCTTAGCATCCTTGGTGATAAGATCATCAAACATTTGTTTTGGAACAACAGTGCTATGCTTGGTCTTGCTGAAATCAACATCACGTTCTTGTGGTTTTGTTGCACCAGCACTGAAATTAATGAGGAAGTTAGAAGGCTTTTCTCCTTGTGCTACAGATGCCATCTTGGTGTAAGCATAAAAGTCTACATTTGGAAACTTTCTAGCAACATCATAAGCAAGATTTAAATAATCAGCTGAGAACATATCTCCAGCATCATGCCATCTTACGACTACCTTGGCATTTTTCTTACCAGCGGATTTTACAGCAGCTGCAATTTCGCTTTCCAACATAGACTTGAAACCAGATGGATCATTGACCAAGAAATTCAACATTCTGGTTGCGGATATTGGAGCGTTTTCATATTGAATATATCCACCCTTCTTGGCATAACAATAAACCTTACAAGCACCAGCACCTGGACATGTATCAATTACTACCAACTTGTTTGTCTTTTCATTGACCGCCAAACCTTTTAGTGCTGGAAGACCAATGTTGTAATAAATCGATACACCACCACCGCTATGTTGAATCTTTTCGTTCTGCTTAAGAATCTTGGTTGGACGTTCCTTGATGGTGTTCTTCAATTGTTCCAAGTTGAACTCTTTGCCTGACGCATCCACAATCTTCACAGCTGTGCTAGCGTGAATATATGGATACTTGTATTTGTCTATCTTGATCTGTCTTTGGAACTCTGGATCTTTATCCAACTGTTTCTTCAAAACTTTGTCAGTTGTAGCTTGACGTTTGAGATATTGTCTTCTGAGATATGCCATCAATTCTTCATCTGACAATTCTCTAAATGTAGAACCCAACATGTCTCTATACTTGTCCAGATCAACTTCTTCTCTGACATCAAGTAGAGACTCAGCAACTACATCGTCCATTTCGTCTTGATAAAAATCTTCAAGACTTTGAATTTTGATTGATTCTACAATTTTTTTTTCATCCATCACTTCACGGATCGATTCGTAAATGATGTTGGTAAACTCACTGACTGAAATCTTGGACTCATCCATTCCATATCCAAATGGTTCTGGTTCATCACTACGAACACGATATTCTGGGCCCATACCTGGTTCTTCGCCCTTCAAACGAGCAATCTTTTGACGCAACATCTTCTTATAGTTGTCAATGGTGCCATAGTCTTTTGCTCTGGTAGGATCTGGATTTGCCAACAGTGCTTCCAAATCCTTGATGTCATCCGCAACAGAATCTTCACTCAAATGAGCCGTTAGTTCGTCACTCTCAACCTCAGCAGCGTCGTTCGGAGAACCCTTAAACTCTTCTGCTATCATTTGTTTGATCATTCTGACTAGTTTTTCTTGTTTGTTCATATGTGAGTTCTCCGACAAATTTTGAGTATCGTTACGTGATGTTTTGTATTTGTCCAAAATAGATGGTGGAATGTTGGTTGTTGTGACTGGGTTCTTACTAAGCAATTCTGAAATCTCGTCTTGGGTCAATAACTTCAACACTTCTACAGCGTCACGGTCAGTGGTAATCAAATTACTTGGATCTGTATTCAACATTGTCACCAATTGCTTAAATGGTGTTGTAGTGGAAACATATGCGTCAGATCCCACCTCTTTGTCGAAGTTTTCCATCTTCCACATCAATATCTTGGTTCCTCTATCAATAGTGGAAACCATAACTTTGACTGGTGGATTATTCACACTTTCTTTGAGTGTTTGAATGACGAGTTTTTCAAGCTTGTTTATGCCCATAATGATATAAATATAATAGCGTTACATTAAATACCCACAATTTGTTTAAATGCGTGGGTGTATAGTTCAGCCGGAACAAAACGTGTTTGAATCGATTCCATCAAACCGTTAATATTGATATCTCTGAAGAACTTGTCTGCTATGTTGAAATTGTGAAGATATCTGTCACGAAACACTTTGAGTTCCGTATCATCCTTGACCGCTTCAAATATTGCTTTGTATACCAAATATCTTCTATAAATTTGCGCCACAGTGGATATTTCACGTGTGTTGATACGTTCTATTATTTCTACAAACATCTCTTCTTGTAACAAATCATCTTCAACAACAACATGAAACCTGTTTAAACAGGAAGCAGATCCAATGTGATATATGTAGTAATCTTCTATCTTCTTATAAACATCATCATTAAAAGTAACATGGGGTTTTTGTTCTATCATACCCATATGAAAAAAGTATGCGGCCTGACTGTCAGAATTGTCCAATTTACAATCATACAAATCAAATTGGCAACCTTTATTAATTCTGGTCATCATGTCAATGCTAAACTTAACAAAGGTATCAGAATGACATTCTTCTTCTAATGTTATGAATCTTCCACGGTAAAATATTGTTTCGCCCGCTTCAAAACAATGTGCTCTAAAAATGTCGTCTTTCTTGACAAACTTCTTCTTGATTAAAAAATGCGTAGGCCAGTAATGTCCAAACTGATATGCGCATGAACTATCATGATCATACAATACCCTATCTTCTCTCATGTATTGAACTTCACGCTCTACCAATTTAAAGTTACTAACACAACCTCTAGGATCACCAACAAAATCATAAATCCCTTCATTCAGGGCGCAAATGTGACTTTTAAGCAATCTGGAATTGATAATAAAATCATCATCTTCCATCAGCAATATATTATCTCCACATCTGTCATAAAAATTCTCAATCAAATGTGCGATCATCATGCCATGATTTTGCGTATCCATCAACGGATATATAAATTCAATGGACTTATCATCACCACGAAGTTCATGAAAGAAGTTAACAATTTCAGCTACTTCAGCAGGCTCTCTACGTTTGGAACCAAAGGCAACTCCAATAAACAAATTGTTAAAAATATCACTAAGTATACGTTTGTGATTTTTGATTCTAATATGCATCAACAGTGGATCAGCTGCTGATACCAATAACTGCGTGGAATTTTTAACGTGGTTCATTTGACCTTCCAAAAGTCGTAAATACCTTTTTCAACTTCGTATTTTGGCCAAACAAATCTATCTCTCATTGGTTGTTGTTTTGCCCAAGCCCACATATCAGTCAAACCATCTTTCAGATTGGTCTTATGTTGAAACCCAAGAAGATCCACAGACTTTTGATGTGTAGAATAAGCATGTTTTACTTCGTGTCTTTGTTGAAGATATACCTTCTGACCACCACCCATCACCTCAATCAATGTATCACAAGCATCATTTATAGAAGTTTCAACAATACCACCCAAGTTTATTATCTGTTTTGAAGCCTTAGCAGACAAAGCAGCATTCAAGAATGGTTCAAGACTATCATCGATATATGAAAACGCTCTAGTTTGTTGTCCATCTCCATAGATAGTAAGAGGTTGGTTGTTCAAATGCTGATACATCCAGATGCCCAACACATTGCGGTATTTATCCCAAATATTCTGTTTCTTACCATACACATTGTGTGGCCGAATTATACACCAATCCAAACCATGTTGTTGTCCAGCTACAATAATGTCCATTTCACAAGCATACTTAGCAACTCCATATGGATCTATAGGGTTCGGAACAAATGACTCATCAAATGGAGTCTTGTTCTGACCATACACAGCCATCGTAGAAGTGAAAATTAACCTCTTTACATCGTTATTTATACAAGCGTTAACGATATTGGTAGTCGAGATTAGATTATTGTTATAATTGTAGTTTCTAATAAAAGGACTCAATCCCTCAGCAGCATATGCTGCTAAATGATAAACATAATCAATCTTTTGTGACTCAAATATAACATTTACGTCTTCGATATCAGTAACTAGATTGAGATTGTGTAGTTCTACATCTTCGTTAACGTTTTCGATGTAACCACCACTAAAGTCATCAATACCAATAACTCTGATACCTTTAGAAATCAAATAATCTGCGATATTTGAGCCAAGCAAACCAGCTACGCCTGTAATTAATATTGTCATAAATTATTTACCAACTATGTGTTTGAATGTTTCTACATATACACTACGTGGAATCAACCAGTTACCAGCTTCCTTCATACGTTCTTCAACTTTAGCCTCAACAAACGCTTGTTCCAACTGAGCAAAGTTATTTAAACAGCGTTCACGGAATATAGCAAATTCTGGATCATCTTGAACCGTTTCAAATCCAGCACGATACAAACTATAACGTCTGTATAGTTCAAACAATTGATAGTTGTCGTTCTTTTCAGCAAACTCTTGAATCTGTCTAAAGAGACTTTGCTTCTTAATAGTATCCTTGATTATTGGGAACATCTGTAGTGATGACCCAGATCCAGTGTGTAGAGAAAACTGTTTCAAAGCAATCTCAACCATATTGTCTGGAATTTTAAACAACGGTGTGTTAACCAAACCACGATTGAGGAAATATAATATCTCAGCATCTGGCAAATGTTGTGCTGCATATGGAAACGGTTGAAATTCATAACCTTTATTAACTCTACTCATCATGTCAATACTGAACTTGACAAAAGTATCTCCACATGTATTTTCGACGTAAAACTTTCTGCCTCTATAGTTTATCTCAGTGTTGTTGATGGTCTTGCCAAGTTCATCACCATTTGCACCAAACGCTTCAAATCGATCATCCTTTTTTACAAACTGTTTCTTGATCAAAAAGTGTGTAGGCCAGTAATGAGTAAACTCTCCAAATATACCTGGAGTTTCACTATCATTTACCAAAACTTTATCTTCCTTCACAACCTTTCGTTCAAACTCTATCAACTGTTGATTGTTTGTGCAACCTCTTGGTTCGCCAACAAAGTCATAATCACCACGGTTCATTCTATCAACGTGATTCTCCAACATGTCAGCATTCACAAAGAAATCATCGGTCTCAGTGATCAACAAATTCGACTTACAGTCATCATAGACTTCTTTGACCAATGCATTCAACATCGTTCCATGTTGCGTGGTATAATCGTGATGAGGATAAACAAACTTGATATCTGGATCGTCCTTGATGAGGTTATTAAAGAAATCAGTCAACTCAACCATTTCATCATTCGTAGGATTATCTGGATGTGGTGCCCAATAATGAGCTGTATGAATTCCCACAAAAAAGTTGTCAACAAATTTTCGTAGTCTATTTTTATAACATTTCACCGCAATGTAAATTGCAAGTGGGTCTGCTGAGATCATCAACTGTGTAGCATCTTTTTTATTCATATCTATAACGAAGTGTATATCTCTAAATATATATGGCGAACAAACGAATCAAAGAAACATATAATTTATAAATAGTATGAAACGTAACAAGGCAATATTCACAATAGTAAAAAACGAACGTTATTTTCTCAAAAAGTGGTTGGAATACTACCGACAACACTTTGATGACTGTGACATATATGTTTTTGATAATCAAACCATTGACGGAAGCACCAACGATCTTCCAGTCAAAACATTCAAACTGTTCAACGAAAATGCTTACGACCCATATTGGTTGTGGACAAACATCAGTCACATCTGGAACCAATTATTGAAAGACTACAAGTATGCAATGTATACAGACGTAGACGAATTCATCATCACAAAAAATGGAGACACTCTAAAACAAGAGTTCGACAAACAAATTGAAAACAACACACCATGTATCATCTGTCAAGGTTACAACATGGTTCACTGGAAACATAAAGAACCAGAAGCATTTGATGCTGGTAGACCATTGCTGAATCAAAGAAATTATGTGATGTATTCAAAAGAATATTCCAAGGTTGTAATGGGTAACTATGACATGCGTTTCAATATTGGTGCTCACACCGCAAACAACGAAGTGTGGTATTCAGAAACTCAACGTGAAATTCCAAACCTAATGTTGATCCACGCAAAGTTATATGATCAAGATCTAACCGTCGAACGTTACAAACACAGATACAACCAATCCACAAAAAACTGTGACGAAGCTTGTGATCAGTTCTTGATACTAAATAACGAGGTAGACAAGTTCATGAAACATCACTATCCAGATCCAAGCTACGATACCGATACAGTTTATGGTATTGAACCCAGATTCATAAACCTTAAACACCTTAATCAGTATATAAACTACGACTACAAAAACCTGTTCTAAATGCACAAAAAACCCGGCTTTTACACCGGGTTTTTTTGTTTATATACCTAGATTACACCTTGGCAAGCTTACGGCCGGGAGTTCCATTGTATTCATGTGACACAATAACCGTGGCACTCTTGGAAGCAATCTTCTTCTCCAACTTACTCAAAAGAACCTTGTAACGCTTACGGGTCTTGAGATAATCATGTCCCCTCAACATCGACTTGTATGTAAACGAACGTTCGCCAATCTTGTGAAGAGTCTTACGATCATTACACAGTGTATCAACCAACGTGCAATATGTCTCAACAAACTCATTCACATCCTTGATAGTCTTGATATGAGAATAATCAGTCGCCTTCAAAATATACAAGTCCAACAAAGCATTGACAGAAGGACGATTGCCAAACAACGAAGCATTAGGCTCAACCCACTTGTCAAAAAACTCGGTCACAGATAACTCAAACTTCTGATGATCAAGATCCATCGTAGATCCAGACTGATAAGCATCATCAAACAAAACAGAATTCCACCTCTGAGTCATACCATTCTGTCGAATAAAAGCACAATGCGTAAACCAAGCATCAACCTCACGACGATTATACTTGATCTCACTCTTCTTGAACGCCTTGAGAAGCACATTAGAAGCAGTTTCCTCATTGTTGTAATACTTCACACCCATCTCACGACACACACGGGAAATATCACTAATAATAGCATTACGCTTTTCAGCCTGATTCAACGGAGTGCCACTGTTAACAGCCAAGAACAAATCACTCAACTGTGCCCGAGTTGACTTGGTAAACAATTCAACACAAATCTCCCTACTCAAAATAAATCGCTTGACATCCTCATCCAATTCATCCCAAGTCTTATCAGCACCAATCACAACTTCATTGTAATCATTGTTGACAGCCTCACCCGGAGTAGATCCATTCACACGACGAATGTAATAACGACCAGGAGACAAAGTAAGTTGATTACTGAAAAATGACTTGATCGTGGTAAGACGATTGTTACCATCAACATTCAAATACTTGACATTCTTCTTGGCCCAACCAGAGTAATACTCAATGTCAAGCTTAAACTTGCTGCTCTTGGTATTTGTCAAACACGCGTCAACATCCGCAAACAAAAACTTACTGGGAGCAAGACCATGAAACAAATTGTTCAAATACTCTCGCATCTGATTGGTCTTCCACCGAGCAGGACTTTGAAAGTGTCGGTCAATCTCAACAGTGTTCATCAACTTGGAAACTGTCTCCAATGACCACATATAATTCTGAGACTCAGTGTTGCTAATGTAGTTGTTATCAACAATAACAGTATTCTTCATGTTTTATTTTTTGTTTTTTATTTTTAGTCAAACCAATTACTCGGTATGAAAATATACTATCACGTAGTCACACCTTCGTCAACAGAAATATTAAAACCCCCAAAACGAGTTTTTAACCTTGACACCGAAATATTGTTGCCAGTCTTGATTCGGGACTGCAACAACAACTTAGCAGGCAAATAATAAATTGATAATCCACTGGATTGCAAATGAACTGCAAGATATCCACCATTGTTCAACGTCTCAGCTTTCTTTTGCCAATCATGATCAGACAAATTACCACTGGTATGACCCAAATTGATAGTAAAATCCTTGCTTATACGCCGAATATCAACACGAACAGTTTTGTCGTTCTTCAACTCAAGATCCCAAGCATCAGCTTTATCACGACGCTTGAGATTTTTATATCGATCATTCTTGGTAAAAATCATCCACACAATTGCTTCAACCAATTCACCATGACCACCACTCAACATCTCAGGCCAAAGCACACTGGTTGTATATCCATTCTTAACCAACACATCATACGACATGCTACGAATCAATCCAATTCGATTTTTTAATTTCAATGTTTTCATAAAAATAAGGGAGATATTCAAAATACCTCCCTTTTGTTAACAATACTATTTTAGTTTAGTTATTCTTTGCTTCCAAGAAGATACGTGTTGCTAATAGCCTTGAAACTAAACTCACGCTCAAGACCACGAACAACAACACCCTCACGATCAACTTCCATGTTCAACACACTCTTGCCTTCAGCATACCGCAACATGTAGTCAACAATGTTGGTTTCATTCGGAATCACAAACCCATACTTCTCAAGCACGGGAACCATTTGCAATTGCAAACCAAACAACACCCACTCAAGTTCATCAAAGAACATACGACGACCCTTATCAATGTCATAACCAGTAAAGAAAAACAACTTGTGGTCAGTCAATCCATACAAATTACCATTGATACCAGCACCAATCAGTTCTCCCTGCAAAGCAATGTTCTTGCCAAGCTTGGTCATCTTGTCCTTCAACTCAAGCACCTTGGCCATACGCCACAGCGAATTGTCGTCGGTCTCAGACAACTCCCAGTTACGTCCACAAACTCCAAATACGCCATTGTTGAAGTAACAAGTGAAACTGGTTCCATCCAACTTTTCAGTGACATAAGCACGTTCACCAGCAGGATTAAATCCAACTTCACTCTCAAAGTTCTGAATACGAATTTCCTCAGTCTTTGGAATAAAACTGGGAAATATACCCTTGATCTTTCCAGCCAATTGAGCGGGAATTGGAGGTTCATACTTGACAACATCAAGCGCCTCGGTCAAATCATCACCTTCCTTTGGATCAAGAATACCATTTGGAATTGGAGTCAACAGTCCCTGACTCAATTGTCCACGCAACCTAATGGTCTTGAGACGAAATCCCTCACTAGAACCCATACGCTTGTAACTGCTCTTACGCAAAAATTCAAATTGAGGCCGAATAGGCAAAAAGCTGTCAATTTCAAAGTAAACAGCCAAATCACCCACCTTGAATTCATTCTTCTTTACCACAACCTTCCAACCCTTGACACTAGCCACAACAATGGCATCAGCACCAACAATAGGTTGAATGTCAACAATTTTAACAACACTAGCCAACTTACGTTCAGTAGTCATATTGGTTACTTTTTAACAATTTTTCCGTCAACAACACTCACATACTTGAGATTGTTCAACATTTTTCTCTTGCTATACAATCTAACAGCATTGGTAAATATTACCACAAATGCAATGATCACGTTGAACAAAGCATTCAGATACTTTCCCTCATTAAGTCGAAGTTCCACAGGAATCAACATCAACAATCCAAGAAATATACACAATTTTTGATACCAATCACTGTTGATAATATTTACAATCACGTTCATAATTATGTTATAAATCATATGCGACAATTTGTTTGAAGTCAACAACTTTTTAAACAAAGCTGTTAATCCTCGTTGGTTCGATAAATCACCTTTTCAACAACAATTCCCTTTTTGCTAGACTTGGGTCCATACAAAGCGCCATATTGATTTTTGCTGGTAATATACGCAATCAAATCATTCTTGATGTTGTCAGCATCCGCTTCATCAAAATTCGGCGGTAAATTAATAGTTAAATAATACTTTGGTTTGTTCATAAATTTTTACCAGTGATGTATAATGTTCGCTATGATAAACGCACACGTAATGAAGTTTACCATCACAATAATAAACCTCAAGAAAAAACTAGCCAAAGCATACTTCACAGGCAACACCGGAACATCCGGCTTACACTCATCCGTATGCCCAACACGATGATCAATAGTTCGTGCCAATATCAAAAAAAACTTGTTGGTCAATATGCTCATTCAATATAAAAAAAATAATACCACAACGCAATAAAATATATCAATAACCCAATTGCTATCAATACCCCATTCATCCCCACAAATCACCATAATACAAACCCAATAACCTACAACCACGCTTGTATCGATCCACATCAGACCTAAACTTATTCATATACTCACTAATATACTGCTGCTCACCATGACTAGGTATGCTGCCAATCATATCACGACCAATACCACAATCATACCTCAAAGCATATATAATGTCATCCAATATCATTCCCCACTCACTCACATCCATAGTTCCAACCTCCTCACCCACTTCATTCAATCGCAACGGTATTCGCGCCAATTCATTCAAATTCATACGCATATACTGTAACCTAGGTAACATATACTCACTAAATATCACATTGCACCGCATCAACCCACCACGATCAATACCATACCTACGACGCAATTTGTAATCAATAACCCAATTTTTAATACGATCAATAATCATGATATTCATATAAATTCAACGATTGTTTCGATACACATATATACACACCACCATCAACATATTCAATATTAATCCAATAATACTGTTAACATAATTAAACACTCCATGCACATTCAAATTATAATAATAACTCAATACACACACCTGACCAATAGCCTGTAATATCCACATCACCAAACTAATGTTCACACTGCTTTTGTTAACAACTATCTTACGCAACTGTATCAAAGGCCCAACATTAAACACAACAGTAAACGCCAATCCATATATCTCATTCACATTCATATACAACCAATACTACACCACACACCCCACACTTGTAAAGCACCATTCAATATCAATAATACAATAACAACATCATATATTTAAAGAACCAACCAATAACAAGCATATGTGATTTTCCATATGAATTTTTTGACCACCTGCTAAACACACACATTTTATAAAAAAGTCAAAACAATACCCATTAAAAACACCAAATAAAACCCAAATAAACATATGTTGTTTTGTAGCCCTAAAATATACCATGTGTGTCAGGAAGCTCTCCACGCAGGGGTGCGCACGCACCGCCCCATATTCAGAACCCACTTGACAGGGGACCTGCCACCCCCTCCCCCGGTTGTTCTATATAAAAGGAGGGGCATATGCCACCCCATGCCGTCAATGTTTATTTATGACCATACCCTGGCGCACCCCCTCTCCTGTGCGCATAAAAAGACCTACCGGCTGTTGTGCCAGGTAGGTTGTGTGGATATCAAGCCCACTCGGTGAACATGTTGGTTTTACCACTCCAAGGATAAGCCCAACTGTAGCTGGTCAT